CGCTTCGTGAATTTGATCCAGCACGTAGACAAGATACTCATGGCTGTCATTGGGAACGGGCATGCCAAAGCTGCTATAGACAGTGCCCTGGACGGCCTTGCTCACCTCCGACAGAAACCCAGAGGGACGGACATAGGCGGGATAATGGGCAGACCATAGAGAGGTCAGTAGATCTTGATAGGCGAGCAGGATGATTCGGTGAGTGCTGTCGGCGGGTAGGGTTTCCAGATGGGCCATAAACGGCTTCGTAAGGCAATAGGCGTTCCAATCAGAACAGGCGCGAAGAAGTTGTAGTGTAGAATTGCAGTAGCATGTATTCCCCATGTTTTGAAGGCCTACGACTCCCTTGTGCGACGCATGCTGTAGCGGGGGATCCATGGTGCGGAAACAATATAAAATAGATGTGTGAGAAAGGCTTAAGCTAGAGCATGCAGCACCTCTATAGCATTCCGCTCCTTCGCGATCTTCATGACCACTTTCCCGATTTGTTGTATCGTCCTGAGCGATTTCGCAGTGTCTCCGATGTGCTTCAGTATGTGATCCGTGTGGCGAATCAGTCTCCTTATCGGAGGGGGCGCCAGCAGTTTATGAGCTCTTTCGAGGAGATACCTGTTCGATCTCCCTCTTTTATGCCGTTCCCTGCTCCTACCATGCCATCGGCTCCTGCTGCTCCTGCTGCTCCTGTGGCTCCTGCGGCTCCTTCTGCGGCCTCTACATCATCCGTTCTGTCTCACATGGTGTTTGATATCTTCTCAGATACAAATGTCCCCTCTTCCATGGACCCTCAGTTGATCCAATTTCTTGGAAGTCTTGGAAGTGTGTTTCAGAACATGGAGGCCCCTATCGGTGCATCAAGCGCGTCATCTGGTGCTGTGGGCCTTACCACTGACATCATTACTCGTTCTACTCATCTGGAGACTGCTCAGCAGACTCAAGAGGACCAGTGTGCGATTTGTCAGGATCATATGACGGAGGGTCAATCTCTTCGCACGATTCTTCATTGTCACCATGTCTTTCATCAAACATGCATTGATGTGTGGTTTCAAACCCATGCGACATGCCCGACCTGTCGCCATCGGCTTACCTAATTTCTGTAGGTTCAATATGGAGACTCCGCTCATGATGCTCGTTCATGCTCTCTTGATCGCCGTGATTCTCTATCTTGTGATGGTCTATGGTCTCCACCAGGCCGATGCGATCGCGCAGGCGCGCAGCATGATGATTGGAGCTGTCGTGCTGGTGTATATGCTTCTGTTTGGACACGGTCTCCCAATGTCGATGCGTCGCAGTATGTTATAATCGTATGTTGTCTGCTTATGCCGTCTGCTTACGCGGTTAGCAAGGAAAGATCCTCAGGAAGCTCCGCAATCGTCGTCGAATAGTGCGTCTCCAGATCCTTGATCGCATGATGCTCCTCCCCACAAATCAGATTGATCGCCACTCCTTTTTTACCATATCGGCCCGACCGTCCAATACGGTGAACATAATTTTCACGCTGAATCGGCATGTCATAATTGATCACAAGAGATACCTGCTGAACATCAATGCCACGTGCCAACAAATCCGTGCTGATCATGACACGAACCGCACCCGAACGAAAATCGTCCATCTTCTTCTTACGGTCTTCCACCTCCATCTCTCCATGAATGTATTCCAATGTAAATCCCTGGGAAGCCAATTGTTTCGCCAACCATTCCGCCTTGTGACGCTTGTTCACATAGATCAGCGCCTGATTCACCGTGAGATTCTGATAGAGGTCCAAGAGGACGCTCAATTTCCACTCTTCGCGCTCCAATGGCACAAAATACTGTTTGATCCCGTCCAATGTGACTTCCTCGGGAGGCAACAGAATGCGAACAGGATTCGTCAAATACGTCTCCGCAATGTCCAACACATGCTGAGGCATTGTCGCGCTGAAAAGGGCCAGTTTCGTGGAAGGTGGAAAGGAGCTGTCCAGAATGGCCCTGATTTGCTCGGAAAACAGTTCTTCCAGCATCTGATCGGCTTCATCCAAAATGATATATTTGATCTGCTCTACATGGAGCTCTCCGCGGCGAATCAGATCAAACACGCGACCTGGGGTTCCGACCACCGCATGAACGCCCGCCTGAAGGATTCGGATGTCCTGATGGAGTTTGTTTCCTCCTGTGGCCGAGAGCACTTTCAGATTCATAAAAGAGCCAATAGAGCGAATCACGCGCTCGGTCTGCTGGGACAGTTCGCGGGTGGGGCACAAGATGAGCACTTGGGGCGCCTGGAGGGCGGTGTCCACTACACTCAGCGCGCCGATACTGAAGGCACCCGTTTTTCCCGTGCCTGACTGGGCCTGCGCCAGGATGTCGGTGGAACCACTCATGGGGACAATGGCGAGTTGCTGGATCATGGAAGGGCGTTCAAATCCATAGCCATAGATACCGCGGATCAATGGGTCGGGGAGACCCATGGCGTCAAAGGTGTCATAGGATGTGATGTCGGTCATCCTCTATTGAGAGATGATGTGGACGATCTTTATGTGGTGGGGGCACGAAGTGCCCCCACACCCCTATGGGGACACTTCGTTTCCCCATACCCCTCTCTCGTGGAGAGGACACAATATTCACCCACACCCCTCTCTTATAGAACTGACTATGTATCCGTACTCTTTCATGGAACGAACTAGGTGCTCAATATTAACACCTATCCAATCTCTAAAGAAAAAGGGTGGGGATAACACTACCCTACAGAGAGGGGGCACGGGGTTTACGAAGTGTTCGAAGTGTCCCCCGCTTGCGTCTCCATGGGAGAGGGGTGTGGGTTATGCGTCTCCATGGGAGAGGGGTATGGGTTATGCGTATCCATCCACAGGTGGGCCACCACCGCCCCATAGCGCTCTTGATGCGTCAGAAGCAGAACCATCCGATCATGATCCGATACCCCCCATTGCTTGAGATCACGCTCCAATTGCCTCGTGCCCTCTTGCGTCACAGGATAATGATCTAGATTCCAGGTCAACCCATCCGACGGTGTAGAAAGGCCAGACAGTGTCACAGGATCACGTATGAGTGTAACGATATCATCATATTGTTCAGTGATGCGAAAGCCATATAATGTCAAATAAAAGTCCACTTGATCTTGAAAGGGTGTGATGATCCCACGATGATAGAGAGCATTCATCTACTGCTCCACGGAACGAAAAGGGAGTAAATTTGACGAGGCTGAAAAGAATAAAAGAAGAGACATAGAAGAGACAGATAGAAGAAATGGACCCCGCCGTAGACGAAGAAGAGTATGAAGAAGAGTGGGAGGAGGAATACGAGGAGCCCGAGGTGGAGGATCTCTCGGCGGATATGAAACCCGAACTCAAGAAGCTCTATCAACAGCACCCCGAATGTCTCTTGGACTACGTGGAACAAGTCATGCCCATGGTCCCCCTCCAGGTCATGGTTCCCCATGGAGATAAAGCAGATGCCAATCACCGGACATACCCATTTATGACGGTCTTTGAACGGACCAAAATCATTGGACTGCGTGCTAATCAGTTAAGCAAGGGATCGGTGCCGTTTGTTGCGATCCCGAAACACATTACGGATGTGCGCGACATTGCCCGCCTGGAATTGGAACAGAAACGTCTGCCCTTTATTATCAAACGTCCACTGCCGAACGGCACATTTGAATACTGGCGCGTGGCTGACCTACTTCTCTTGTAGTCTTCTTCTGGTATTCGCTGCACGCCCGTTGTCTTCCACGCTTGTCTCCTTGTCGACATTGATTGCGATATTCTAGTTCATGAAGTAAAGAGAACGAAATAGGAATATTTTTTGGAAGACTAGAGACCAGAGGGACCACAACACGCATCTATCCTTCTTGTATAAAATTGATGCGATTCTCTTTCTTTGATCCAGATAGACTTTTTATCCCATGACTACCCTTTCTGACTGGACTCTGGTCACACTCAAAAAACGCCCTCTTTTCAAAGAGGCACTCTCTACGATCGCGGCTAACCCCTTTCCCAAAAAAAGAGTCACCCCTGAATCTCTTCAGGCGCTCATTCGCACACGATTGCATCAGGGCCTGACTCAACAAGAGGCCGATCATCTCTGCTCCTTTCCACGACACACCTTTAATAAAATAGAGTCCCATTTGATGATCCCCTCGGGAGAGCAACAGATCCATATTCAGCGTCACTTGGGAGTCTCTCTTCTTGTAGCACCATGATTCAGGCGAAAAGCCTGAAGGGTGTTTGCTACGACATTCGCTACGACATTCGCTACGACATTCGCCCTTCAGGCTATCGCTACGACATTCGCTACGTCATTAGCCACCCTGGCGCCACTCCTTTCCGCAATTGAGGCACGTGATAAAGATCGTCATCGGCTCATCCGCCGAGCGCGTCTGTAGTTCATAGTAGGTGCACTCTCTTTTTTGACAGCGACGGCACTTGAACTGATCCGTCGCACGGCTCTTATTTCCTTCCAGGATCTTTTGCTCGCGTTGAAGGAGCTTATCTTTCAACGCGAACCACTTCTCAGGAAACATCTCATAGGCCGTCATGGTTGCAAGCGATGCAAGGGTAAACTCCCCCTCTTGCACACGATGCAACAGGCGTGTATTCTGAACAGGACTCTGAGGGTGAAGATTGCTCAGAATGGACATCATCCGTTGACGATAGACTTCAGAGAAGGAGTCAGACTTCCAATTTCGCGCAATATAATGCTCCTGTGCATAGTGATACGATGCCTCAAAGATTGCCTTCTCCAGGGAATGGACCTCCTCTTCGGGAAAGAAGGCCGTTAAGAATTGAAGATGAGAGAGACAACGGAGGCGAAGCGGAGAGGATGCGGGCTCTGACGTGATGGGGATTTCCTCTTTCAGGGCATGTGTATCCACCTTGGTATAGATGGGTGCCCGTCGCTTCACGGGAACAGGTGCTTCCTCTGCTTCTGCTTCTGCTTCCTCTTCTTCCTCTTCTTCATCCTCCACTTTGTCTACGTGAGGATCCTTTTCGTCATCGCTCTCTTCAAAAGGGTCCTTGATTGATTTCTCTTCCTCTTCTTCCTCCTCTTCCTCCTCTTCCTCCTCTTCTTGGTTTTCTTGGATTTCTTGACAGAAGGTTGTCCATTGTTCCACAATACACGGTAGAGGATTGGACCAGTCCTTGGTGACAGATAGAATGAGTAACACATCACCAAACAGGACGGTGGCACACGCAGGCAGTTCCGTTTTGTTTTCCGTTCCTTTTTTGCCTTTTTTGTAACCCAATACGGTCCACACTTGCTTTCCTTGTTCATATTGATGAATGACTTCGGGGGCATCCTTCTTTTTCATGTAGTGCTGAAGACCCTCCATCGTGAGTGTTCCATCCTCTGCGAGAGGGAGATTCGCCTTTCGGAGCTCTCCCTTGGTGGTAAGAAGGATCGTAGGAACGGGCATTGTGGTGTTTCATGAGAGGCGAAAAGGGATCAATTTTTATGGCCTCCGGTCTCCTATGAGCTGCTGTTGTGTGCGGACGATGATTTTCAAGAGACCAAAAAGAGATACAATGACCCCTGCGATCTATCTGGGTGTGATCATCGTCGTTGGGTTTGTGGCCTATTGGTTTCTTCGAGACCGCCTGTTTGGTGAGGATGTCGCGATGGATGCCTTCCAGGCGTTTGCCTCCACGCCTGCCCCTGCTTCCATTGAAATCCGTCAAGCGCCATTGTATCCCGAGCGCACGGTGGCCCCTTCCGGCCCAAACTCACCGAATCAGGCCCCGCAGGAAGAGGTTATTCACTATGCCCCCCCTCAGGCCACGGATCCCTACTCCCATCCCCAAGAGAGCTCAGAGCACCCTGAGAATCTCCGTCATCCTGAACGATCCTTCCGCCCTCCCCCGTTGAATGACAACACTTCGATCGCTCAATCATCTGGTATTGCGAGCACGACTCAACAGGTGACGGCAAGTGGCGCACAGGGCTTCTCTACGGAGATTATCCAAGGGGGTGGGGAGTTTATGCCTGGTATTTTTGCGAATGATACGTTTGACGATCGTAGCTTCTCATCGTTTTAATGCGTTTAAATGTTGATAATGAATAGAGATGGCAGCACAAGCTCTTATCAATCCTGATGAATTTGAAGAAGAGTATATGGATGAATATAAGAGGATTCTTCATGATAAAGGTGGGGATGCTGCATGTGATTACGTAATGAGAACGTTGAAAAAACTGAAAACTGAAAGTAACAGGCTTGCAAAGAATCAAGTGGGAGAAACGGATGATCATCGTCTACAAAGAGAGATCGCTCGTCATCGTATGATTGCGATGGATAGTATTGCTGACGAGATGGATTGCAAACCAGCAGTCTTTAAGACTCCATCTATTCGATCAAAAAGTATAAAGGTTCCATCTGTCTGCAAAAAAATATCATCTTCATGCACCATTTCAGGAGGTCGCTCCCGTCGTGTGAAGAAGTCCAAGCGCACTCGCCGTGCAAAGAAGTCGAAGCGCACCCGCCGCAATCGCTAAATGCTCTGTCCGTGATCTTGGGGGCGTATACGGGAGGTGGTTAATTCTTATGCGACCCATCTAAAGATTCAGCATCCTATCTTCTTAGAGACCATGAGTATTCACAACACGACCCCTCGCTTTGAAAAAGCAAAAATCCCGCGATTCCATCGCTTAGATGTGGCTCACATCTCGGCCATTGAAGCCCTTTACACCACCTTCCCTTTTCTCCGCCAACGCATGGAAATTCATATGCCTTTCTCGCGCGCCCGTTCCACCTTTTCCTCGGGTTCCCTCTGGCTCTGGCCCAAATTCGATAAGCGCCCCGTGGGTTATTTGATCTTTCTAGAGGGGTTCTCGCCGTGTATCTGGTATCCCGAGCGTCAAGAGGGAATGACCTTCCGATGGCTCCTCCCTCCCTCGTTCTCCCAACAGGGCGCGACGATTTGTCTGGCCAATCTGTTGGCGGGCGAGTCCGTTCTCCAAATGGAGGACATCATTGTGTATGAAGGACGGGATCTTTGGTCGCATCAGACGTTTTCAGAGCGATGGGCCTCCCTACGCCAGTTTTGGCACTCTCTTCCGCCCGATCAGCCCCTTCTTGCCTTTCAGCCCCGTGTGGTCACCCCCATTCCCCTGTCCGAATGGCATCTTCATTATCATTCGGCGGTATATTGGATCATTCAAACGGATCAGGCCCGACAGCCCCGTTGGTATTGGAGAGATGTGGTGACAGTTGTGGAGCACAAGCCCGTGGAATTCATTGCGCCTGTCATGAAACGGAGCGCAGAGATCATCAGTGTGTTGTGCGCATTGTGTCTCCCTTATGCCAATATGAGTCTTCCTGATACGTATTCCCTCGTGTCCCAAGAGGGGACCGCATTAGGTATGGCATCCCTTCCAAATATGGCGATGTCCCTGGAACTTCGTGGGAAGATGGTGGCGAAGGGACTTCCTGTGGAAGTGACGTGGAAGCCCGCTTTTCAGAAATATCAAGTCACGCGTATTCTCCCGGAACACACGCCGATCACGACGGCTTCCTTCTTTTTTCATCGCACATAAACACGTGGTCTAGTAGAATGAGTCTTGAAGGCAAATCGGTAGAGGAGCTACAGGCGGAGTTGGCAAAGGAAGAGGCAGAGATCACAGCATTGGGCCCCATCAATTCTACCAATGGAGAAATGAAGCGTCCTGTGGTTCAACACCATGAACAGCGTATCATCGCTCTTAAAGAGGCAATCGCATCCAAACAACCGTCATCGTGGAACCCCATTTCATGGTTTAAAAAAGGAGGTCGTCGCTCTCGCACTCGTGGAGGTGGCTGGTCCATGGGCAGCATGATCACCCCTGGTTCCTATGAGTATACGAAATACGCGGGGGCAGGAACGGATTGCGCGGGAACCCCTGTTCGTGCGGGATTCCTTCAGAGTGCTCCGAGTGGGGGCCTTCCGTATCGTGCGTCCGGTGGAAAGCGCAGCGGAAAGCGTAGCGGAAAGCGCAGTGCTCGTCGCAGTCGTAGTGCGCGCCATCACAGTGCCCGCCGTCTGCGCTCTCGCAAGTCACGTGGTGGAGCGGCAGCGGAAGCATCTGCGTATGCGAATCATACGATCAGTATGCCTGGTGTTCAAATCCCTGCGGGTGCCCACACGGCATCTCAGGTTCAGCGTGGTGGACGTTATGAGATGACGATGGGCCCTCTTGTTGCAGGAAGTGCCATTGGCATGAGCGGTATCGGTATGGCCCACCGCATTCCTTGCGAACAAAGCACGATGAACCGTTTGAATCAGCACGGTGGAGCGTTCCCTGCCGTCCAGGTGGGTGCCGCGGATATGATGCGGTATGAGGCTCAGAATGCAGGATATTCTAACCAAATGGTTCCCTTTCCGTCTGGAGGGGCCATTCCAGGAATGATGACGCAGGTCCCTTATGCGGCGGGATCCATGAACCGCGCCTGTTTGACGACGGGTGGAAAGCGTAGCAAGCGCAATAAGCGATCTAAGCGTAGCAAGCGGTCCAAGCGAAACCATCGCAAGTGAGGGGATGCTTCTTCTCTTAGAAAAGGGGGGGGCACTTCGCGCCCCATATTGTGAGGGTATAACCCATACTCTCTCGAGAGTATTCGCGGGAGAGGGGGCAGGGGGGAAACGAAGTGTCCCCCCATCAAACGGAAAGATGAAGGTGAATCCACTCCTTGATATCCTGATGATTTTTTTGCATCAAAAGAAATAAACCGTCCATCATGGTTTGCTGATGGATGGCCAGCGGCTCTTTACGCACGAACAATAATGTATGATAGATCACTTGTAAGAGTGTCGGATCATATAGGCTACGAATCGTCTCAAACACCGCTTCCATCCCCTGTTCCTCGGATTCCTCTTGAAATGTGTGAGAAGGATGCTCCAGCATGTGGCGATACATATGAATCACCTGGATCACCGTGTTGCAGTCGGAGGAGTGATACGTTTTGAGTAATTGCGTCAATCCCTCCATGCTCATAGACAGAATGAGCTGATACATCTCCACGGGAAGAGGGCTTTTTTTATTGGTGGTGGGGTCATACCATTTGATAAAGCGCCGAAGGACAGCGTATAAAAAATAGAGATCATCCTTGCGATCAGAGTGATACCACCGTGCCAATGGCTGAATCAGTGTCGGATAGTGAAGAGAGACGATATTGTCATGAATGGTTAACTTAGTGCCAATGGGGCATAGACTGAGAAGAGCCAGTTGTATCATGGACTGGAGGGGTTCCAATATGACACTCGTTTTTCCATGAGAGAGAGAGATGCTGGAGAGAAGAAAAGAGTTCATGTTACTATACCCGTAGAATTCCAGTGTCATTCTTTTTCCTGCGTGCCCTTTGTACATAGACCCGCATGGACAGTATTTCCTGTATCAGCCAATGTAAACCGAAAGGCAAACTCCTGAATCGGTGTATCCTCTCGTTTTGAATGACCATGTGCGGGACGATCCATGTGGACAATCGTATACTGGCATTCTTTATAGAATTTCTGTCTGACATACCATCTGCGCTTGTGACAGTCATGGGAGTCAATGATATCAATGATGTGGGGGGCAACTGCCCGTTCCTCCACCCGTTGTCTGAAGATGCGTCCCGTGGACTGTTCCACATGCTTTCGTGGGGTTGCCAGAAACACCGTGTTCAGCTTCTTCACAGAAAAGGCCTCGCTCGCCATCTGATATGTGGCCAACAGGATCTGGCATGTGCCCGCATTCTGATCCAGAAGAGACTGCTTCATGCCTCCAATGTAATATCCGTGAACATACGGGGTGGCCTTGAGAGCCTTCTCGAACCACTCCAGTTGCGCAATACGGTCACTAAGCACAAGAAGGAATCGGTTTGGATCAGCTGCATATTCGCACATGACTTGAAACACGCGTTGATTTCGCGGCTCACAGGCAGCCACTTGATTCAAGAGAGTGGCCGTCACCGTTTCTCCTTTCCAGTTCACGGGAACCTCGTGATAGGTAGGGTCTTCCGAGTCAAACCAGATCGCCTTCACAACGGCCTCTTGATCTGGTGCGCGTTTTGTGTTTTTGTAGACGGCCTCCCCTAAATGATACTCAAAGACACAGGACAAGCCATCCTCCCGATCAGGAGTGGCCGAGAGACCCAGCATGTAGGCCGTTTGAATGGTGCGGAGCGCACGGGAAAAGTAGGACGCCCCCAAGTGGTGGCATTCATCAAAGATCGTCAACCCATATTGGTCAAAGAAGCCGTCTGGAAACTCGCGACGGCAAATCGTTTGAATCATACAAATCGTGACGTCGTATTTATCGGCGTCCATTTGGACGGTATGGGCCTGAAGAATGCCAACCCGCATCCCTTCCGTGAAATTCTCAATCTCCGATTTCCATTGGTTCATGAGGAACTCCTTGTCCACGATAATGAGGAAGCGACGACGAAGACGCACCGCAATGTTCAGCGCCATATAGGTCTTTCCATATCCACAGGGGACACAGATCAGTCCATTGCCCCCTTTGGTTAAGAAGGTTTGAATGATCTCTTCCTGGAAGTCGTGAGGAGGGAAAGATGCACGAAAGGTGACAGTAGGGGGAAGCGTGAGTCCCTCGGGAACTATGTTCGCTTCCGGTTCGCCAAATTTCTTTTTTCCCCAGTGTCGTGGAACATAGAAGCGTGTCTTGGATTCATAATATATGGGGAAGTGCGTTTTCTGGTATCGGTCTGACGTTTTGGGTGATACCGTCAGTGCCGAGCGAAGTTCATTGGTTTGAAGGGAGGTCAGCCAGGATTTCGTGATGGCATATCCTTTTGTCGTGAGCACCCGATTACTCTCTTGAACAGACATCTTTCGTGAGAGGGTCTAATAAAAGGAAAAAATGGGGTGCTGTCAAATTTTTTGTAAAACTCCTACACAGAGAGATGGATCGGCGCGAAGTCGTCTATTTTATTGTTCTAACCATCCCCCTATTGGCCTCCTCCTTTCTTCCCACGAATGCCCTCTTGCTCCTGGATCACATTCTGATGCGAATGGCCGTGATTCTATTGCTCTTGTATCTCATCCACGTGGGACCTACGGTGGGCATCATGGGTCTCCTTGTGGTGGGAGTTCTCTATATGGAGCGCAATCGTCGCAAGGTGGAGGTCGCGGCGAAGAAATGGGATGCGATGGATGTTCACCAGCCTCCCCAGGCAACCGTGGAGGAGGCCTCCTTGCCACAACGGACGGTTCCTGTGGCATCGTTTGATAGGCCTGATGGTCGTGAATCTGCGTTCCTACCCGAGGAGGAGATGGACATTTCCGTCTTTGAACCAGTAGGGGAGAGCATTCAGCAAAAACAGGTGCTCGAAGGGGTCTACCCGCTATCCAATAATGCGAAGGGATCGGGTGCAGCGGATCTGTTTGAACACTTGGGAATGGGTCATGTGGAGGGCGTGGAGACGTTAGGGGCTCTTTAAATGGTCTGAAATATTCATGATTGATATCGTTTGTTACGATACCCATCAAGAATCAACGTAAATACACATCCGAATCTTGTAGTGTTTTATCCACAAAATAGGCTTTCGCCACTTCTGAAACGAACGTAGCTTTTTTCAACATTTCTTTCTGTTCATCGTCGATCTGTGTACCATGACGTGCTGCACGTGCGACCATCTCACGCATGACAGAGGCGCGCGTATAAGACACGCGAGGAACTCCCGCAGGGTCCCGAAAGGCGACTTCAATCAGTTGCGGCAAATCGCGATTGTCTCGCAACGCCTTTTTACAGTCCGTCCCAAAACAGGGGAACTCCTCCATCTCTTTGAGATTGGAACAGCTGTTCGCGGCGTTATCATTTTCTTTTTGGGTCGCATACACGTAGCACGTGGGCTGAGAGGATTGTCGCGGACCCATCATATTGTCCAACAGAGGTCCTGTCGTGCACCCACTCTTCTTTACTTTATCCTCAAAATAGGACTTCATGGAGGGCGGGCATATGCTTTTCATTTTCTTCTCTTGTGCCTGCTTGACAGCATCGATGCATCGTGGAATAGTAGGTGTTTCTGCGCCAAGCGTGCATACTTTATCGGAAAGGCATTGATTGCCTACAACATCTCCTGGACAGCACATGACGTCCCCACTCGACGCATAAAAGGTTTTAAAACCAGCAGGACACTCTGACAAATAGGCGTCAAATGGTTCTAGTGTCATATTGCCCTGTCCCGTATAAGAAATGAAAATCAAAAGTGCAATGATCAACACGAGAAGAACGCCGATTTCCCACATCGTACTATGTAGATGTGCGATAATGAACCGCATAGATTACTCCTGCAACAATCCCTACACCAATAATGGTTCCTGCAATGATGCCTTCCATCTGTTCCGATGAGAACCCCGTCACCCGTGAGGTGTCTTGCATTTTTTGAAACCGTTCTTGTGTCTGAATGACGTCTTTGAGGCTCGTATTTACAATTTTGCCAGAAGTGACATGTTGAAGCTTATCAAAGGGGACACACTTGTATTGAGAGGTGGTGAGAGATGTGCTGGAAGAGGAGGAAGGAGACACGGATGGAATCGGAGGAGGCCTCACAAAATATTGAATCTTACCTTTGAACTCGTCATTGCAAGTGTTGATCGTAGTCGTATACAAGATACCTTCCGTCGAGGTGTCCGTGATTTCTTTGACACCTTCGTTAAAACGATAGCTTGATGCCGTAGCTTTTCCCTCTCGGATCAAAGACGGAAGACGAAAACTCTGTAGTGTTTGTTGGGCCAAGAAGGGTTGAAGGACATTGGATGCAATATGGATGCCATGAGGGAAGACAAAGACGGCGAGACTTCGTGTGGAGAATGTTTGCGATTCTTTGACCTCCACACACGTCTTATAAGACAGAGAGACTTGAGAAGTGTCTCTCCTAGAAGAATAAAACAAGGAAGAAAGGGAGGGAAGATTCGTAGCATCTGCCGTCATAGACCCTGTCATCACCGCCGTCAAGTATTCATGATGATGTTGCTGAGAGGGAATGGCCTCATAAATCGGTAGACATAGAAGAATTCCGTGATAGACCGCCCCTGCCGACGGGGCCCTGACATGAAAGGATAAGATAAGCTCTGCGAGTGGCTGTCGTGTGCTTCCAGGTAATTGGTAGCCTGTGTGCGTTTTTTTGCAGATCTGAATTCCAACAAGTTCCCCTTTGTTTCCACCGACTGTGCAGATGTTTTTATCTGAATTTACTTCATCGATGAATGTTCCACGACGTGTCGGTGGGGTGCGCCGTTCAGGAAGGCTCAATGACTCCATGGGAAGAGCATTTGCACCAGGAGTGACACTATTGAGTTGAAGTGTAGTGATCCCCCCTGTTAAGACAATCAATCCTGATGGATTATTGATGTCGCAGAGCATGACTCTTCTATCCCATTGGGGTGTAATTATTCTGTGGGGATACCGCTCTACGCACCTGGCAGGAGAGCCTGATACGTCTCTTGAAGATAACGAACATTCGGATAACCCATGCGTGAGATCTGTTCGGCCGCGCGCTGGGCCCGATCATCGCCATTGGAATACACCAGAATATGGGTGTTGGTTGGGAGATCGAGGGGGATACCCTTCTCTAGGTTCTCCATAGACAGCGGAAGGGAATGAGGAAAATATCCAAGGCGGTCGCGCTCCACGGGGGATCTCACATCAAAAATGCGCCCGTATCGTCGGGCACGGGCTTCCTGTGGGGCCACGCGAAGGCTAGGGTGGAGGGTGGTGGATCCATACAGAGTATAGGCGACCACGCTGATCGCCACAATGACAGATAGTATGATCATCGATCGTGGACGGAGGGCCGATTGCATCTACACTATTCCTGGAAGATAGGTGGGGCCGTCCATGCGATACAGTTGTGCTTTCCCTTCTTTCTGAAGCCCGTCAACGACAACGGATTCTCCTGACATCATTTCAGAACAACCGACCCCGTCCATACAATTTCGCTTTTGAAAGGTTACAGGAAGAGGGACCGGATTGTAGGTATCCGTGCGCGTATAATAATTCCATCGGTCGCTTCCTCCCGTCGTGCGACGACCATACAGTGGAAGCATTTGATCATTTACATTAATGACGCCGACCGACTGAAATGATTCAGGGAGACCCTGCGTCGGAATATTAAAAGGAAGGGCGGTAGCTCCGCGTGGAGGAAATTCGGGGGCGGACCTCCAGTCCCGAAGAGGCTGGGGTGCACGATCGTATCGGGAATCTCCAGAGGGCGGAGGCATGGAGGGTGCCAATGCCACCACAGTAGGAGAGGGCATGGGTCCCAAAGGAGAGGGCGCAGAAGGCCGCAACAGGATCTGAACATACAGAAGGCCCGCACCGATCAGAAGAATCACAACGCCGAGTGTCAGCATGAGATCCGTAGATAAACAAAACACACCTGGTGGACAACTACGAGGATAGCGCATGTCGGCTCTATTCTTGTAGGATATTATGGGTCCCACCATAGGGAGTTATTACATACTAAACAACATATTCGCAGCACCTGAATTTCCACCAAACATGCCCGAGAAGGTCTCTAGAAGTTCCTTTCCATCCTTCAGCACGGGACGCATCTCATTCAGCATGCTCATCAGGCCCTTCTGAGTTTCCAGCAGCTTCTTGGTATCTGCCGTCATCGCGCTTACCGTGTTCTTGTCAAACGACGCCATTGCCTTCATAATGGTGCTTCCTGCATCCAAATGAGGACCCCCCGTGTGCTCAGAGGGCATTTGACCCAATTTAAAGAGACCATTGGTCGCGGATTGAAAATCTTCCTTCGCGATTTTGTTGTGTGCGTCCTTCTCTTCGTCTTTGCTCTTGTCTTCATGATCCACGGCTGCTGTTACGCGCTTGACCTCTTCGGGATCCACCTGGGGCGTAATCTGGGTGGCCGAGGAGCTGTCCGAGGGAGCACCCTCTTTCTTTTCGGAGCTCACATCCGCAAATCCCTCTACGCTCTTATGATAGACACCCTGAGGCTGTTGTTGTGCAGGGGCTCCCTTCTGCGAATACTTCTGTTGAATGGAACCAATGCGACTCTTAATGGAAGAGGGAGAATCCTGAAACGGCTCCAGGTGCTTAATATACCGTTTAAAGACGAGAACATATAGCAGCGCGGCAATGACACAGACGGCGGTCACCATCTCTACGCTCTCCAAAAATGCGGCAGAGATCATCGTTGCCGCTGCCACCAGTAGAATACCAGTCATTCCCGAATACATCATGAGATACACTGCGGTAAGACCGAGAAGGGCCAATGAAATGTGATAGGTCATTTGATTGAACCTCATTTCCTCTATTTGCGGTGGGAGAAACTTTTACGAGACCACCATGAGAGGGACGAGCACTTTTTGAATAAACCAAAAGAGGAATCCGCCTAGAAGGGATTTTACCACAAGACCCGCCGTAGTAAGATCGCCTCCAATGCGCAAGAGAGACGGGACATAATGTCCAATCAGCACATGGACAATAGGAAGACTCAGAAGAAAGACGATGAGAGAGACGATAAGAGGCTGTTTGATCTGCGTGAGGATCTCTGCATACATATTGTTCTTGGCTGGTTCTACGAGGGTGGGAGGTGCCTGTTGTGACATGATAGGTGCGTAGGAAGAATCTCCTGGACGGTAACTCGGAGAGTGCATCATGTTCGCAAAATCCGCAGGGGACGGATAGTCTTTTCCAATCATATGAGCCGTCGCAGTGGCCGGATCCATGGAAACGGGATAGGTCGTATTGGGGTTCGGATCCTGAATCATGCGACCGGACGGTGCATTCATGACCGGATTGGAAGAACTAGGGAGATTCATGTCGGCTAGAATTTTGTTGACAAGATCGTCATCCTTGTGATTCAAGACCGGAGCCTTTCCATCCAGATCACTTAATAGGGTCCCTGCGGATGCCATTTCTCTATCACGAAAAGAAATCCTTTCTTGTCAACTATTCACACAATGGGGGTGGGACGACGGGAAAACGCATCAGGCCTCTCCTCTTTCGGGGGTGCGATATCATGTTGCGGCAGCGGCTGCTGAAACGCCTCTACTGCACCTGATGCAGGACAAGAGACGATTTTTGTTTTAAATTGATAGCATTTTGCCCCCATTCGGTAGACAAACTTATCAAAGTCCTTTTCTTGAGGCGCTTTTCGTAGGGTACAATCATTTCCCTCGCATACAGGGCGAATCATACAAATGATGCCAATACCAAGAATGACACTAAAAAAGATGTCAAACCGTTTATCTTGTAGGAAGTGTAAAATTCCCATTCTGATTAGCCCTCTTATATTTTCTGTCCTCTTCATAAGATGATCCAGCATATCAAGTTGGTCCCTTTATTGTGCGGCCTTGCCATTGGTGCCATTGCCATTTTTTGCATCAAGCCCGAGCAGAAGGTTGTCTATACCTACCCCACTCCCGATACGGCAAAAAAGATCATTTATAAGGATAAAAATGATGTCTGTTACCAATACGATGTCTCTGCTGTGGACTGTGATCAAAATGAGTCTCGGCTCAAAGAGTTCCCTTTGAGCCACTAGACGCGGAGGCACTAGGCACAGCGGCACTAGGCACAGCGGCACTAGGCACAGAGGCACTAGGCACAGACGCAATAGGCCCAGGGCGACGAATGGTGCGTCTTGCTGATGAAGAGGCAGCTGGGGCAGATGAAGCGGCTATAGGAGCGGCTATGGCTGCTGCTGGGACTGCTATGGCATCTGCTGGGACAGATGGGGCTGCTATGGCCTCTGCTGGGGCAGAAGGGATCGCATTCACAACACGTTTTGGACGCGAGATCACACGACGAGCGGCCACAGGTTCTGCCACAGATGCCACAGGTTCTGCCACAGATGCCACAGATGCCACAGAAACAGAGGGCTTTGCTCGTGAGCGTGGCAAAGAGACCTTCGGTTGTTCAGATACCTTTGGTTGTTCAGATACCTTTGGTTGTTCAGAGACCTTTGGTTGTTCAGATACCTTTGGTTCTTGAAGCACTCGACGAACCTCCATCAACGCCTTTCCAAGAAGATTCGCACCCGTCCAATGACGTGTCTGTTTGGACTCCTCACGATCCAAAGAGAGACCGATGCCCAGTAGCACATCATTTGGAAAATAGGCTCCCAGCACCGCTGTGCCTGTTTTACGTAACATCGCCTGTAAGTCAGGATAACGAGTGAATTTATGGAGATTGACTTCATAAAGCAACCGTGTGATGTTCTCTTTCCATACGGCCTCTGATCCCGTCGCCTCATAGTGAATGGACAAAGGGGACTCCGTTAGCATGATCTTGCGCAAACCCTCCTCATCTCCCAGCACCTTCGCCATTTCCGCATAGACCGCTTGTGTCGCCGAATGATACATCGTTCCATTGATCTCTAGATCCACTGCCCACTCCAGAGATAAATACCCGTTCTCATTGGCATCAGGAGTAGAAAATAGAATAACGGGTTGCTGCTGTTGCTGTTGTTGCTGCTGCTGTTGTTGCTGCTGCTTTATCTCGGCAACGCTTTGAAGCGGGGCAACTGCCTCTCCCTCACGCACATAGTAGTCCTGTAGAGGAAAGGGGAATGCCGTTGCGACCAAGACAGGATAAGGGATCATCCGCTGATCACTTTTGGACGGATCTAGCTTCCGAATTTGAACACCCCATTCTCTACGTGCACCATACAGCGGAAAGCGAGTTTGATGTAGTGCATACTCTGCATCTTCCACAGCGCTATTCAGTTTTTTGATCAACTTATCATCGATATCACTTGCACGAGAGGCATCATAGAGCGCGCGGCGAGCAGTTTCAAAGACATGGGTGGCTTCCGCAATCGCCGTTTGACGATCCCGTTCCATGGTATTACGCTCTTCATAGTGTAAAGGGCGATACGAAGGGAGTGCAATGGTTTTAGAAACAACATACTGTCCATCGTCGTTTTTAGTGCGCTCTACCATATTCCCATCCTCATCATAATCAAACCGTTTCTCGTCCGTTTTAAAGGTCTTGGCACGATCTTTATAAAAGCGTGCTACGTCGCCTGACATTCCTACTACATCCAATGAATTTGACGGTTTACGCGGACACAGTGTGATCCCTTTTTCCTATAGAGAGGAAAGAGAGAGATATGTCGCGTCCGGATACGACAAGCTCCTTTTCTATTGGCCTTGGTATCCTAGGAGGAATCTTGTTGGTCGTGATCATTGGAGGAATCTTTTTCTATTTCACAGGGACCTCTTTGTATATCGCTCTCTTTACGATCATCCCTATTGTTGGATTTCTACTCTCTGCACTGATTCATACCCAATCACAGCTTATGATGTGTCCTGCCCTTCACGGAGAGACCATTTTATATGGCGGCCTTCCTACTGTGGTGACAACCCTAGTGGGTATGGGAATCGCCTCGATCCCTTTCTGCCGTATACCTGTCGCATCTGTGATGGCACCATGGGTGGCAAAACCGCCTGCAACCGCCTGTTGTGCGCCCTCTCCTTCTTTGAAAGAGGTAGAAAGGGCACATCCAAGCATCATGGCGGCGTCGTATGGTTTTTACACCTTTTTCGCAATGATGTTTGGAGTGGTAATTGGTTCAGGCATTTCGTCAGCATGCTAATCGGATGCGTCCATCTGATGATAAATCATATGAGGTGCCTCAGGCCCCACATAGATATATTTTGGAACGCCTCGTTTGCCCGTTTCGTTCATGTCCAACATATAGTATCCCTCTTTCATATCCGACGGAGCCATTTTCTTTTTCGAAACGGAGTGGCCCGAAACGGAGTGACCCGAAACGGAGTGACCTGAAACGGAGTGACTTGAACGAGACGTTCTAGACACATATTCAGGATCCAGTGTTTCGGTCGTAACGGGTAGATCCGTAGGCGTATGTACTCCCGCCAGACCGGTATGACTGGCAATCAGTAGAACAATGAGATAGGAGAGAATCGCCCAGATCATGGAGAAGAGCCAGAAGGGTAGCCACGTATAGGTAGAAGACGGACGACCCATACCAAATTCTTTCCAGATCCCCTTTTCTGAAAACATGAGTGCAGGCTTGATCATCAAGACAATGGAGATGCCGAGTAAATACAACAATCCCGCATAGATGAGAAGGGACATTCCTTCGTGTTCTTCTTGTTCTTTATAGAAAAAACGGAGGCCATAGACTCGTGATGTCTTTCATTTTACTCATAGTCATCATCGTCGTGCTGGTTATTGTCATATCCCTCTTCGTCCTCCGACCTGTCTCCCATGTCGTCCATGTCACCCATGTCACCCATGTCGTCCATATCATCCATAATACCTGCACGAACACGTTTCTCTCTCTCCTGATCATGATACTCCTTATCATATGCATAAATGAGCTTGGTTCCACCGACTGACCATTTTCCTAAGCCTTTCCGCTTATTCATCAGCTCCATCGCACGTTCTTCATCACTGAGGGCATTGAATTCCGCAACGATGTTGACACGCTCCTTTTCTTCACGAATGGCAATCTTGTTTTTAAGTTCTTGATCGCTGTAGCTGATGCGCTCCTTATTGTATTTTGCCAACAAGTAAGCGATGATGCGCGCGAGATGTTCCGAAGAAGAATCCGTAGCAGACTGAATCGCATCCTTAAGAGAGGAGGACAACAGCATCGCCAACGGTCCATACAAGATGGCGCGCTGAAGATAGGCAAGGGTCTGTTCTCGACCTGGAATACTCATGGGACGAATCGTAGAGGAATAGGAGAGAATCGCACGCAACTGGTGAACGAGATACTGAATCTTATCAACGGTCACCTCAGGCAATTCGTCTCGTAATTGAACTTGAAGTTTCCGCTCGCGTTCCAAAATGGGTTCTAGGTCCTCTGTGACATGAATCACGGACAACTCTTTACGAAGCTCATACGAGAAAAAGAGGGCATCATTTGTAAATCCTGAAAGCATGCGTTGAAGGGGCACAATCACATAGGACTGAATCACCTGGAAGAAGGAGACCCATGGAAGCGCGGCGATCGTCTTGAGAAGAGGAAGAGCCTGCTGAAGGCGAAAGGCCTGAAACTGTTTCGTAACAAGCGTCTCAGAGGCAACGGATAGATCGGAAAGAGGACCCATTGCCACCACAATGTCATCTCGCGCGGCATCAGGGGGGAGTCGCAGCATCCGTGTGGTAGTTTCGGATAACACGCTCTGCCATTCCATCAAGGGTGGGGGCTGGACGGCGCCAAATTGATTCATGATCAGAATAGTTTCTACCACAGAAATGATGTCTGATCGCGACACGCGAAGATCCTGCGATGTGATTTGATTCATGGCATCTGCTAGGACCCCCTTCCAGTCACTACCCTGATGGTTGGGGAAAGGGGAGGGCATGTCGCTTCGCTCCAGATGCACCGTCATTGCCTTAATGATCTCGTCTCGCGAGGCCTGAACTTCGAGGGTGCTCATCTTGTTTGCCATGTGTAACAAAATGGTCTTCCATCCCATGGAATAAGAGGGTGGCGTCACATGATTCACACGATGGATCGTATCCAATAACATCGTAAACTCCGCGGGGCCAGTCACTACATTCTTGGAGGACAATGCGGCTTTTCCCTCTGTATCAGTATCCATAATGGAGGGGTGTTTAGGAAACTCAAATCCGCACCACGTGCATACATGGAGAAGATTCGGTTCATGGGCGTGTCCCACCTTAGGTCCCTGAAAACAGTATTTCAAGAACAACCGATAATACAGATCAGCATCAGGATTCACCACATCATTATCCAATGGGCGAGGGATAAAATGCGTTAATAGCATCTGACCCTGTTGAAGGGGTTGAAGGGTGCGCACAGGGAGGTCTCCATGAAAGGCTCCCGATTTCCATCCCTCTCCTGGTTGAATAAGGGGTGCCGTGCAACAAGACGTTTCTGAAAAGACGGATCCACGAATCAAGAGTGCGGTCTCTCTCGCGTGATGGTGGGCCTGACGAATCCACAGGGTCACGAGTGCGCGCTTTCCCGCATTCCCTGTCATGCTCGCCACTTCGGGTGTGATCGCATCCTGCGCCGCATCCGCGGGAGATAGAATGAGCTGTTCGGGCAAAAAGGTAGATGGAATCTGATCATGGGTGTGGAGTTCCACCTTCTCCTGTCGCTTGTCATAGAGTCGTGCTTGAATGACCACATCAGGAAGGATCTTTTCAAGGATCTGCTCCATAAAGACGAGCGTGCCCTTTCGCCTCTTCTTCATGTCCATCGTAAGAAATCCTGTGCGGCTCCAGACGGTAGTATTGTTTTTCATGGAGGAGATCGCACACGCCATGTATTCCAGGCCTTGTCTCTGAGATTTGTCTTCTACCAGAGGATAGCCGTGAAAGGGTGACCCCTTCTCTGGCGCAGGGCAATCGGGCAGGACAGTTCGGATCACATAGGAGGGCACATGAGTTTGAATCTCAATGAGGAGGATGACTGCTGCGGACATAATCAAATGACGCGCATCGGTCACAGGAGTGCGTGTGGCCTTCTCTTCTACCTCATACACATGAAGATAGTCCATCACGGCCCATATCATTTTCATGTAGGCATCCTCTGTGACAGGGATTCCAATGTATTCCACCATATCACGGAGAATATGATAGCACGGCAATTCTTCAGGCGAAAGATGAATAACAGGGGCGGCCTCCACAGGAGCAGTGGTGAGGATATCTAAGAGATTGTCCAATTCGGCATCGTCATCTACAAGAACGGCTCGTCCCGTGACGGGCTTTCCATCCCCGTCAAACTTCATACTCGTGTCCACATCCAACTCACGAATCGTCTGGCCACAAATGCGACAAATGTATTTCCCTTGAAATTGTCCGCCTGAACACGTGAGTAGAATCTCTTTTTCAATCACATGCTTCTCAGTCGTATGAAGATAGGCCTGGAGTTGAAGACGCTCATGGACACAAATCAGGTGCTCTTTACAGACCACACAGTTCACCCACTGCTCGTCATGCGTGCCTTGGTATCGTTTCACAAATTTCATCAGAAGCGCGAAACGATCCATGTCCTCTTTCTCTCGTCGGATTCGCACCAGATCCGATACGTGCGAACATGTGTTTCGGATGGGACGAACCGCACGGTCCTCATTCTCTTGAAGAATGGCGTTCGTCTGACGATCTCTCAGATAGGTCTCATGGTTCGCATTCCGAACGGCCTTTACGATTTCCATGTTATTTTTCCCCGCCACCACTTGAACATAATTGGAATGATGCTTTAACAAATAGGCCATTTTACCGATGTCGGATTCCGCTAAGGAAGGGTTCGTCCGCTCATATTCTTCCATGGCATTCACCAAGAGGAGTTCGCTGCGAAGGATATCAAACACGGCGGGATTTTCTATCAAGGGGTATACTTCAGGATGGGTGACGGGAATCTCAGACAGCATGGTGCGAAGGGTGGACAACGTAGAGACCAAGGTAGATTGATAGGATGACACATGCATATCCAGCGCATGAAGGGTATCGGCATGAAGTTCCATTTGATCCATTCCAATGTGTTGAAGAACAGAGAAGGCATCCCCTACTCCCAGCGAGGGAATCGTAAGACCCTCTACATAGTCTGCAAGAGGAATGTTTCCAAGAGTGTCCCCTGTCACGTCAAACAGCAAAATATCGCGAGTGGTGCCTACCTCTTTTGGATCGCCGAAGGTTTCCAACAGTTGGGTCATGATGCGACGGGGGAGGTGACTACGTCCACTATCGGTAGCAAGATGGTGGGTGCGAGTAGCGCCCATCTCTGCCACAGCATTCATGGGAAACAGGAGATAGGATTGGAGAGTGGCGCTCTCTTCGGACAAATGGAGCTGTTTCCTGCGATCTCGTCCCTTACGATAGGTGATTCCAAGGGCTCGTTCCATTCCAAAGGGGATCTCATCCAGAATGGGGTGGGGGTTCTTTTTATTCTGTGAATGACGATATCCTGAAATCGTATCGGCAAGACGACAGGGTGTTCCAGGGCGACAGACGGGAGGCGTATTTCTAAAAAATTCAGAATCATCCTTGGCTCTCCAGAGGGGCTCTCCTTTTTCATGGGGTGTCCATGGAGACATAAATTGTGTCATAAATTGTTGCTGATCATACCATTCCGCACTGATTCCTTGCACTGCCCCTGCTCCAGACGAACTCACGGCTTTCTTAGAGGGCGCAATCATACGTGTCAGTTCCTCCTCAAAATCGATCATATGAATCTGGTCCGTGTTATACTCCGCTTCTTCATGATCCTCGTCTTCAGGAGAATAGAGGGTCTTCGTGACATGAAGAACGGGTCGACCTAGTGGGATAGAGGTGCGATCCAATAATTCGGAAAGGGTTGCTGCGGATACCTCTTTGACTCCTTGGACCGATCCATCGGTTCCATAGGCGACGGTGGCCTGTTTCAACTCGAAGAGAAGCTCTACCAACATGCGCGCGGCCCGAAGGTTGCGGGGATCTTTCCGCTCCGCTTCGGTCAAACTGTAGAGATGATCATTGAGCGCATCCGTTTTTTGGATGGCATCAGGAATACTTTGTTCATAGGATTCAGCCTTCACGTAGATCGTGGGGCGCATGATTTCAATTTCTCCCACCACTTGAATCTCATCCTCTTCTTCCTCTTGTTCTTGCGACTGCTCTTGTTCTTGCGACTGCTCTTGTTCTTGCGACTGCTCTTGTTCTTGGTCTTGTTCTTGGTCTTGTTCGTCATCCTCTTCCTTCTTTTCCAAAGGGCGATGGCTAATGACGGCAAAGGGTTCATCCGATGAAATGCCAATATAGCCAAATTCTAAGAGATAGGTCTCTGTTTCACCGATCTGCCGAATCACAATCGCATCTTCCTCTTTTTTGATCTCAACAATGTCATAGGAATGATAGGCATTTCCCTGCGCGTCAAAGGTATCAATCTGATGATCTTTACGAAAGTCCTGTTGTTCTACAAACGATTCTACAACGCGCTTCTTCACAATATAGATCGCACGGACACCGTCTTTTTCATCATAGACCTCTTCTCCGTCTTCCTCGTGAATGGTAAACGTATGAAGCATATTGGAGACACCCACTGGCTTGACCGAAATACGGTCTTGACCACGATAGTAGACCGTTCCAATCGTTCGCCCATAGGCGGCGGAATAAATCACAACCTCATCGCCCAACTGAACAAACAGCATGGGATCAAATGACATTGCACCGTCCATCTGTTCCACGGAGAGCGAGCTCTCTGCACTGTCTGCACCGTCTGCACCGTCTTCCTCATTCACTGGCTGGGGAGAAATGTCTTCTATCTCCACTAGGTCGTTGGGTTCTATCTCATCCGTATCGATCACCTCCATCACAGGATCCTCTTGTATTTCTTCTGGAATCTGTTCAGAAGAGCGCTCCATACTCCCTATCCTCTTCTAGAGAATCTATTATGATGAAAATCACATGAATCATATAAAGAGAATCCATCTCTCCTTTTTAGAACTCCATGGCATTCTCCTATGATCTTTCCGTTTTTTCTGCGTTGCGTGAGACCTATCCCACATGGGACGCCTTTCGAGCCTATATGGAATCAGAAGAAGGAGGGAGATTTCGTATCGTAGAAGAGCACCCCTCAGGACTCTGTCTCCTTCGCTACGAGAAAGGGGTCTCCTCCATGACAGCCCCTCATGCTCCATGGTGTCGCTCCATTCTGTGGGATCGGACCACTCATCTTCCCGTGTCCATTGCACCTCCTAAGGCCTGTAGTGAGGCGATTCCGTATGCTACAATGGGGGATGCCACGGAGGCGGGCGCAGTATGCCAAGAGATGCTAGACGGATGGATGATCCAGGCGTTTCGCCGTGCAGGAGATCCCACCCTCTATCTCGCCTCTCGTTCTCACCTTCATGCCACCGGAACCTTCTATTCCCCTCGTTCCTTTCGTGAACTCTTCTTGGAATCCTATCTTGGCACCACTAGCACCACTGGCACGGAAGAGGCCCTTCAGGCCGACCCATTCTTTGAGAGCCCCTGTGTGGAAAAAGGAGAAACCGCGGTATTCTATAGTTTTCTTGTTCAGCACAAGGATCACCGCATGGTGGCTGCAATCAAAGACAATCGCGCGTGTCTCATTCACAAGGGTGTCGTTCATGCGACGGGTCAGGTCACGATGGTAGAAGATCCTCCATCCGTGATGGGGGTGCCACAGGCTGCATGTGTGGATCCTACCACTCCACTCGCTTCATGGAATGCAACCTATGTAGACGCTTTGTCGTGGGAGCATCAGGGAATTGTCTGGAAGGATCGGACGGGGCGCCGATGGCGCTATCGCTCTCCTTCCTATGAGCTCGTTCGTTCCCTTCGCGGAAACCATGCGTCTGCCGTGGATCGCTATGCGCAACTCTACACACAGAATCTGACACAAATGTATCTACAGTATTTCTTTGAAGATTCTGTTCCTTTCTCTTTCTTTCGCGCGCTTCTTCAACGCATCAGCAAGGAGATCTTTCAGGCCTACATGGATGTCCATGTCTATCGGAACACCACTCGCGACAAGGTTCTCACCTTGTATCACCCCCATCTCTATCAGCTTCATCACATCTATCGGACCCAGCTTCGCCCCATGGACGGTCGAATGAACAGTGTGACCCTACAGAAGTATCTGTATTCCCTTCCGTGGCAGCGGATTTCCTTCTTGCTTCGTCAGCATCCTCTGTGGGACAGTCAGTAAAGGGACTTAAGATACCGTGAATATTCCCCTTGTAGAACATGCCCGCCATCGGAATCGATTTGGGAACGACCACGAGCTGTGTGGGGGTGTGGCAGAATGACCGTGTAGAGATCATCGCGAACGAACACGGTAATCGCACAACACCGTCCTTTGTCGCCTTTACGGATTCCGAGCGGCTGATCGGTGATGCCGCTAAGAATCAGGTGTCTGCTAATCCCAAGAACACTGTGTTTGATGCCAAGCGCCTTATCGGTCGCGCCTTTTCGGATGCGGCCGTGACAGAGGATCGTGCCCATTGGCCGTTTCAGGTGACCGAGAGCGCCAATGGAAAGACCCAGATTGTCGCGGAGTGTAAGGGGGAGACGAAAACGTATCTGCCTGAGGAGATTTCCGCGATGGTGCTGACGAAAATGAAGCAGACCGCGGAGGCCTATCTGGGGGAGACGGTGACCGATGCGGTCATCACGGTTCCTGCGTATTTCAATGATTCCCAGCGACAGGCCACGAAAGATGCGGGGCTGATCGCGGGTCTCAATGTGTTGCGCATCATTAATGAGCCCACTGCTGCTGCCCTGGCCTATGGTCTGGATAAGAAGAAGGCGGGGGAGCAGAATGTGGTGATTTTTGACTGCGGAGGTACGCAATGAGTTTTGCTTCCTGAGGTGAAAGCCCTCTGCTCCTAAGAGTAAACCTGGTGAATTGACGGGAAACCCCTAAAACTTCTTCTACTAACTTCTCCTGGTAACAGAGAGAAGGGCGCATCGTAATGACATGCGGTATAGTAAAAAAGAGGAAGATGTGCTGAAATGGGCAATCCGCAGCCAAGAGCCCTGGAAACAGGGTTAAGGTTCAGAGACTAGATCTAGTAGTCTTCACACATGTATTGTGTAAGATAAACGATCCACGAGTGCCAGGATTCTTTTTCACAAGAGAATAAGAGATAGTCCGACCTCATTGGGAAACCATGAGAAGTATGGGATAAAGAGCCTATACGATAACAAATGTGGGAACACACGACGTTAGTTTGATCACCATTGACGATGGTATTTTTGAAGTCAAAGCCACGGGTGGCGATGTGCACTTAGGGGGCTCTGACTTCGACACCACGCTTGTCACGTGGTGTATCCAAGAATTTGAAAAGAAACATAAGGGCGTGGCCATCCAAGAGAATCAACGCGCCCTCTCGCGTCTGCGGACGGCCTGTGAGAAAGCCAAGCGCAGTCTTAGCACCATGACGCAGGCGAATATCGAGATTGATTCCCTTGTCCAAGGGCTAGACATGAATCTGCTCATCACGCGTGCGAAGTTTGAGTCGCTCTGCGATGCGACCTTTCGCCGCACCATCGCGCCCTTGGAGCAGGTCTTGCGTGATGCGAATATGTCCAAAACTGACATCCATGAAGTGGTCATGGTCGGCGGATCGACCCGCATTCCGAAAATCCGTGAGATGGTCAGCCAGTTTTTTCATGGAAAGAAGTTGAACGATTCCGTTCATCCTGACGAGGCCGTGGCCTATGGCGCGGCCATTCAGGCGCACATTCTGACCGCGGGGAAGAGCGGAAACGATCGCACGGCCGACATCATCTTGTTGGATGTGACCCCGCTGTCCATTGGTCTAGAGACGGCGGGCGGGGTGATGACACCACTTATTAAAAGAAACACGACCATCCCGTGTAAAAAGGGGCAGACCTTCTCCACCTATGCGGACAACCAGCCAGGCGTGCTGATCCAGGTGTATGAAGGAGAGCGCCAATTTACGCGGGACTGTAACTCGCTCGGCACGTTTAAACTGGACGGTCTCCCGCCAATGCCCCGCGGTGTTCCACAGATTGAGGTCTCATTTGATATGGATTCCAACGGCATTTTGAATGTGAGTGCTTCGGAGAAGTCCACGGGGAAGTCGCAGAAAATTACCATCACGAACGATAAGGGGCGTCTGAGCCGTGATGACATTGAGCGAATGATCGCGGAGGCCGAAAAGCATGCCGCGGAGGATAAGATTCGTATGGAGCGCGTCGAGGCGAAGAACAGTCTGGAGGCTTATCTCTATAATACACGCAATGCTCTTCAAGAGGAGAAGGTGAAGACAACTCTTGGTGGAGATGCGAAGAAGATCGAGGAATGGGTTCAAGAGGGGATCCAGTGGCTGGAGGAGAACGGTGAGGAGGAGAAGGAGGCGTTTCAGACGAAACAGAAGGAAGTGGAAGATAAGATCCGTCCCATTATGGCCAAACTGTATCAGGACGCAGGGGCACCAGGTGCGGAGGATGTTGATTAAGATCTAAACACGGCAGACGAAGATACACATAAGAAGGGGGATGCAGAACACAGAAAAGGAAAAGGCGGAGTTTGATCAGCTGTATCATGTGCTTACGTCTTTGGCCCAAAAGGGAAAGCCTGTCTCCTCCGAAGAACTAAAACATGTCATGAAAGGGTCTTCCATGACACGAAAAAGGCATCCTTCTGTTCATCTCCATCTACAGGCTCAGGCACTCAGTGCACAACAGGCACCGCCTCAGGCACCACAACAGGCACCGCCTCAGGCACTCAGTGCACAACAGGCACCACAACAGGCATTATCGCAAGCATCGCAAGCATCGCAAGAGTCCCATGACTTCCGAAAGAGAAAAAAGAAACAGGCGAATGTAGGGAAAACCGTCGTGTTAGAAGACCCTCTTCAAGAGAGCACATCCGCCCAACATATGGTTCACGATATCCTTCGCATGGCAGAGTCGCGTCACATTTCCAAACGCGACTTATGGGAAGCTCTGAAGAAAGAAATGGGAGAAGAATGTAAGGCATGCCTTGCACCCTTTGTGGATCGCGAATCTCTTGCCGACCATGTAAAACAGTCACCCCTCTGTCAGCGATGGCTTTCCTTTACACCCCACGATCAATGTCGCACCCTTCAGGGATCTTTCCCTCTCTTGATTCAAGGCTGTGTAGAGAGAGCTATTGTGGATCAAGATAACTGTCAGTGTAGAACATGTCTTTGTCGCTTCTCTACGAAAGAGGAGCTTTATCAACATCTGTCCCTCCCTACTGCGATCCTGTGTAATCGGTATGCATGCTATGAATTTAAAAAGATTGTTGCGCGCATCTAAAACCGCCACACGATCTTTTGATCATGATCTATTTGATTCTAACTGCCTCTCTACTCAATCGGTTTGGACCCAATGAGGAGAGAGAAGCACGCTATCACATGGCTCTGACCGAAACCCTGTCTCATCTTCCCACATCCATTATTCCCGTGCTGGTAGAGAATAATGGCAAACGACCGACCATGCTGGATCACTATGTCCATGATGGAAAGAGAGTTCCTGTCGTCTATACTGATACGAATCGTAACCCTCCTGATAACAAGGGGGTAAATGAATTCATTGATATCAAGGAAGTGATCCGTGTCATGGGGATCCAAGGCACCGACATTGTTATGAAAGTGACAGGTCGCTATCGTGTTATGGACGCATCCTTCTTTACACGGGTTATTCAAGAGGCCGATGCTCACGATGTATGGATGAAATTCTATGGAGCATATCATCTCCGATGGGATCCCTATGACTGTATTCTGGGATGTTATGCGATGCGGGCGATGTATCTCTCATGGTTTCCTCTCTCTATGATCCGTGCCTCTGCAGAAGTGGCTTTTGCCACCTATGTCCGTCGCAGTCTCCCTCGGATTCAAGAGATCCAGACACTGGGAGTGGAATGTTGTTTTGGAGAGGATGGACGCATTCTCTGTGTGTGAATGGCGCGAAGAAATTCTTTTACGTTCTCTCACTAATGAGTTCCCTGCTCCACCGATCAGGGAAACGGTTGTCTCCTTCCTTTCAAGAATTTATCAAATTGCACGGACAGGAAACCATTACCTCTCTCACAGTGTATCGGTGCCCGATCGCAGATCTGACCCACCGTGTATTCAATGTTCTTCTCTTTGGACAATGGGAAAGCATCAAAAAGACCCATGGGTTTCATGTGATGTTTCATTATTTTATTATTATTAATGAAAAGTATCTACTAGAAAAGACTGCGATTCCAATCATCAAATACGATGTGTCTCTTCCTCCTAGATCAGAGAAACTCCCTATCCCATGGAACCCTTCAGAACAACCTACCCTGTCCGCCTTTCTGGAAAAGGGAATGGAGCGATATGGCGACGAGTTCTTCAGTTATCATATGGAAATCAATAACTGCGAGGCGTTTGTAGAGAAACTATTGTATGCCAATGGGGCACTGTCTATCAAAGAAGATCCCGCATTTGTGCGTCAAGATCTGACAGCACTCATGAATTCCGTTCCGATTCTGTCGAAAGTGCTCGTCACCATCGCGGTCCATCTCCATGCTATTCTCCAATACATCTATGAAGAAATATATCATGTGGTGTGTGATATCTTTCAACGATGTCTTCACATGATTGCGTCTATATGCTATTTTTGTATGTTTATGATGGAGTCATTAGTGTGTATTTTGTATACGAATTCATCCTTGTCAACATGTGTGTCATAAAAAATAGAAGAGGGGCCTGATTACGGCTTCTTCATGGCACTCTTTAAAGGCGCTTTTTGCGCAGGCACAGACACCTGTTTGACCTCTTCTGCGGGTCCTAGGATCGCCTCACGCCAGGCGTGACGAAGATTCTGAAAGAGCTGAACGCATCCCTTGGCCGCTTCCGCAAACGCCTTTCGCGCCGTCGTGATCTCACCGTCTTCCACGCCAATCCGAAGAACCATCTCATCACGAAGCGGGTGGGGGACACAATAGCCCGCATAGGTGATCTTCGGCTCCGCCGTTCCTTCAATATGGTTCTCCACAAGCCAGGTTTGAAGGAGATTGCCCAGCGTATGGTCATGCCCACGAACGAGGAAATCGTATCCGATGATGCGCGAATCCGAAGAGGAAATCGTGATCTCAGGGGGAACATCTCCTTGCTGGAGATTGACATAACGGCTGCACATGTTCTCTCCCACTTCACAGGCTCGTTTCACAATGTAGGGAACGGTCAGACATCCCACCGTTTCGATCGTAAAGTCGAAACTGTAGGGTTCTCCCTTTTCATTGACCTTGAAACAACGCTTGATCTGCATGGTGTTGAATTCACGCCTCAGTTCCTTATAGCGCTCCGAGTCCTTCTCCAACGCAGTAATCTTTTTCGCAGAGACAAGCCATTCCGTGAACATCTTCTCTTGGCGCGAGGGAGTGGTGTCCAACGTATACTCATAGGAGCATTGCGATACGGGGCTGAAACGGGCATGCTCCCGCCCGGTTCCCTTGGTCGCCTTGGCCACAATATGAATTCCTTGGGGAGCCGACCCCACCACACGAGGAAGGGTCGCAATGAGGCATGTCTGACCCGTCCGAGGATTCGGCGGAAAGAACGGGGCACTCTGCACGGCGAGCTCTTGCTTTTCAGCCTCTTTGGAATCATCGGAAGAAATGAACTGTTTAACGGTGAAATCACTGGCAGTCACATGCGTCATCTGGTCCTTGTTTCCTGTCGCATTCAGAACGAAGAGGTATTCATCCTCTTTCCATTGAAGGGGGTCGGGGATACAGAGGGGAAGAAGACCAATACGGTCTGCCAACATCTCATTGGTCATGGGGGTGTCATTTTGTTCTACCTTCACATCCGACGTGGAGCCCGTGGGGGTCATGTCCGATCGAAAGGCGATCGTTTCCACTCCCGTCAGAATGAGACGACGCAGAGTGTTGGCATAACTGACCTGGATGGGAGAGAGGGTAAACTGATACGTCCGCTCATCCTCGCTGATAATGGGCTTGCTAATCTTCATCATGGGTCCTATCTTATCTTCCGAATGAACAAACGAATCAAATTTTATGAGGACGCGTTTAGAGTATTTTGGATTCGTTCCTTGGATAGAAAAGGATGAGCCGACCTGCTCCCATTCATATTTGCTTTTATTCCAACCGATGCGACTGGTCCAAAGCCTTCGTAGAAGAAATCTCTAAAACGCCCTATGCCCGTGACTTTCGTTTTATCTGTGTGGATCCTGGTCCCAACCGCCCCGCTCTTCCCTCCTGGCTGAAGCAGACTCCGACACTTGTTATTTCAGGAGAACCGGAACCACGGACGAATAGCGAGGTCATGAATTGGCTCTATGAAACGAAAATGAAAGAGGGCTCTCGTGCCAAGGCGACTGCCTCCTCGAGCACAGGTGCAGCCCCTGCTAGTGCGATAGGGGAACCTGAGCCCTATTTGGATACGGAAATGGGAGGAGGCTTCGGAGACAGCTATTCCTTTTTAGGGGTGGATACGTCTGCACAGGGCGATGGCGGAATGTCCATGATGCATAACTTTACCTCACTTCAAGGGAATGACTCTGTTGGCACAAGAGAGGCGTCTTCCTTTCAAACAACCAATAGCAATCAGAAGCGTAATAAAAAAGAGGAGATGCTGGATCAACAAATGGAAATGTATATGAAATCACGAGATGATGGAGTCCCTAAACGCGTGGCTCGGCAGTAGTGCCTCGTCTGTGACTCGGCAGTAATGCCCTACTACAGGATGTAGTTCGGCAATGATTCTTCTCCACATGATGTGCTATATGGCACGCAATCTAAAGACATCTCCGCATAACAGAACAGAGTAAGGATGTCTGCATTGAGCGCCTTTACAGCACATTTGGTGGCCTTCTTTGATGAATTGTGTGCCACCTTTCCGGAAGAGAAAGAACTCCACATGGCAACGGAGGCCATTAAAGGCGCAAAAAAGATCAACCCCCGACTTGTGCTAGACTTGTTTATCACCCATGTCTACAATGATTGTTCCGTGGCCATTGCGAATCGTGATGCGCATCTGTTTCGCTCCATTGCGCAAGCAAAGATTGCCAATCAGTTTAATGAGATGCTATCTGCCCTGTCCATGTTTGATAAGCATTGGGACACCATGGGAACACAAAATCAGGAGGTGATTTGGCAATATCTTAAAGTGTTGTCCATTCTTTCTGAAAAGGCGCGTGCTTCGTAGCGCTTTTCATAGTGTTGTGTTAAAAGAAATGACAGATCCGACCTATCGTGAATTTGTAAGGGATATGAGAGATTCCCTTCCCACAAACCCCACAGACAATAGGGAAAAACAGGATCCTCCAATGACATACAAGTATCCACGCATACGGCGGATCGCGGGTCTCATCGCCGTGCGTCCCTTACGGAATGTGATTTCATATTCCCTAAGAAGAAATGGCAGCCGCATCACCAGACGTCTCTATGTTTCAACAGAAGTATAATGAATTCGTGGATGATCTACGAGGCACCCTCCCTGAATATGAGGATGCTCTGTCGGCCGCACTCGTGCTGAGCGCAGAGGACCGTTTGACACGCTTTCAGCAAGAGGTGAAAACCGCCAATATGTTTCATGAGCACCAGCACAAAGAAGTGCATGATATCAACCCACGACGCATCCTTCCAGGAGTGGAACTGACGGATGCCATCTGGACGAGACTTTCAAAGAATACACAGAAGGCCATTTGGGAGCATACCCGTGTCTTGTCCATTTGCTGTCTCATGGAAGCTGGTTTCAGTCAAGACACGCAACCCAAGTGGGTGGAGGATGCTTTTAGTCAGGCGATGAAGGATGTTCAGGATAAAATGAAAAGCACCGATCTCGAGGGTGTGCTCAAGACGTTTATGACGTATTTTCAGTCCATGAAGGGGTCAGATGATACGGATGACACAGATACCAAAGACGACTCGAAAGATGCCCAAACGCCCAAGAAAGGTCTCTTTGAGAATGGCTTCCCTTCGCTGCCCGAGAAATTCATGAAAGGCCACTTGGCCCGATTGGCACAAGAGATTGTGAAAGACATTACTCCTGCGGATCTGGGGATCACTGCGGAACAGCTAAAGGAATGTGAGAAAGACCCATCCCGGGCCATTCATATCCTCTTCTCCACTTTCACAGAACGCCCTGATGTCATTCAGAAAGTGGTCGCAAAGATTGGAAAGCGTCTCCAACAAAAAGTCGCCTCGGGTTCCATTCGTCCCCAAGAGATTGCGAGAGAGGCCGAGGAGATGATGAAGGAGTTCTCGGAGAATTCCAGCTTTGTGGACATGATGGAGAACATCAAACGCGCCTTTGGCATGGAGGACATGGACATTGCTCGAAAGACGGGAAATGAGGGAAGTGCTCGGTTGTCGCTGGCACGTGACCGGTTACGCAAAAAATTGGAAAAGAAGAAAGAGGCCCAGGCTCAGGCCCAGGCTCAGGCAAGCGCAGGCGCAAAAGGCAAAAGTAAGAAATAAAAGACAGTTAGGATAGGATCACATGCAGAATCAAATAGAGGATCATTGTGAACAACCGTTTTGGAGGGATCCCATGATTCTCTTTCGTCACTTTACTCTTGAATATCGCCCTACATGCTCTCATTCTCCTTTTAATTTTACGGCACGGCTCGTTCTTCTCTCTCTTTTCGTGGGAATCATTGGGAGTCTATGGGGAGGGCTCTCTCTTCTAATGGTGGGACTTGTCTTTGGTCTTCTTACGGCCATGATGATCATTATGACGACACCAATGAACAATGAGAAACGCGACAGGCGTGATGCTCAATATAGTGAGGATCGTAATGCACAGCGTAGTGAGAAGCGTAGTAAGCGTGAGTCAGACAACTGGCATACTCTTCCCTTTCAGGCGGTTGTCAACCCCCATACGCATGTCAAAGTGCACCCTCACCATGAGAAGCAAATGTCGCAGCAGGCGCAGCAGCAGGCGCAACAACAGCAACAAGTCACAGAGCATTTTGTGAATGGCGGAGCAGACCCTCGTAGTGTTCAGCCGACAGCTTCGCCGATCGGTATGGCAGCCATTGACGCCTTCCCTTATTCGGGATGCCCCCTTCCCGACCATACCCCACCCACGTCACGGAATCCATTCATGAACATTCTCCTAGACGACATCAAGTATCACCCTCAACGCCCTGCAGCATCCCCTGTGGATCATCCTGATGTGGCGCAAACGATGGATGACTATTTTCGCATTCAATGGTTTTCGGATCCCACAGACGTCTTTGGAAAGAATCAGGGCCAACGGCAATTTATCACGCAGCCGTCTACCACCGTGCCGAATGATCAAGGGTCGTTTGCGGATTGGCTCTATAAAATCCCTGGAAAGACGTGTAAAGAGGGGGGTCGCGCCGCATGCAAATCAGGCTCGGATGGAGGGCTTCTTCCATGGCTCAGTCATTCTTCGTAATTTCTACGATCATGTGATGAACATATTCCATACTATCATATCTGCCATACACGTTGTAAGACAGTGATGATAATCCATTGGTTGAGATACCTGTTGCCATTTCTTGATGATAGGCGTCTGTATTCCTACGGCATGATTCACCCTCTACGGAGACATTTCGTGAATGCGAAGGAGCGTAACATCGCTTGGTGTCATAAAGAGGCACAATATCGGTTTCATCAATGGGGATGCCATGACGCTCCAAACGGCTACGAAACGTAGTATCCTCTTTCCCCCACCCCGCATACGAAGGATGTCCGTTGACGAGTTCGTATTCTTTCTTCCAACAGGAACAGATCCCTCCCACATTTTCTAGAGGAGTTCCAATCGGATGACGAACTTCATGTGGACGAGGTTCATATCGGATGGATCCCCAATAGGTGGGGTAGAGATCGACATCGTGAAAGATCATGAGACCCTCTGGTCGTGTGACACATGCTTCTAAAAATCCAATGTTCAACAGCGCACCACGATTAAATGGGTCCGCTCCGAGTTGTTCAATCACATAGATTTGCATATCCAATTGATGCGCTTTTATGAATCCTGTAAATCGCGTGATAAACTCATTTAGATGCTCTTTTCGTTTGCGATACGGGATGATGATATTGTATTTCATGGTGTATTTGTTATAGGTGTTGTCTTTTTAAGTGTTCGGAGATACGGCGAGGGTCGGCAATGAAACCGTTGTACTGTTTTCCCTCTGGAATGAAGAACGGAGGTGATACAGATTCCAATGGCGGCTTTCTCTTTTTCTTTCTTGGTTCCCGCCTGTGTTGGACGCACCCGTTTGATACACCGACATAGTTTGGCGGCGAGACTTTTAGACGTTTTCTTGGCCTGCGACTTTTTGGCATATGGCCCTTTTCTACGGAGAGGGGTGTGGGGAAACGAAGTGTCCCCACGTGGCATTCTTTCGGTTCGTGATATTTTTATGGAGAGGGGTGTGGGTTGTCTCCACGAGAAGGGGATGGGTTGTCTCCACAAGAAGGGGGTATGGGTTTGCGAAGCGTGCGAAGTGCCCCCATGTGATATTTTTTATGTCTTATTAGAGATCATGGAGATCAATCGTCTTACCCATTCACGCGATGACCTGTGTGGCATTCAATCCTACTATTCTCAGTCCGTCGGACCGGGTCGCTACACCACAACCAATCTAAACCCCAAGGCTACCGGCGTGAATCCTATTGCGTCCGATCAACTTCTCATGTACCCTCGCGAAGGCTTCGGATTCAACAATGCCGCCATTGATGCCGACTCCGTGCTTCGCAATCAGATAGGATTTACCAACCACCGTTGCCAGATTCGCCCGCAGTCCCGCCCCTTTCTGACGGTTCCCTTCATGGCAGGTGGAAGCCCTTCACGTGATGTGGAGAGCCTGCTTCTTCACTCGGAGCAGGTGCGTATGGGAAAGGAATGCGGAACCGTCTCCGAGCAGTTCTTCTCTCAACAATACACTCCGATGATCCCGATCCTGAAGGACAATATTCAGAATCCGAAGAACATCATCTCGGAAGTCGCCGCCCCTGGATGGATTCATGGTGGAATCCCTTCCCGATCCTATCTGCGTGATGTCAATTGCTAAGTAGCCCCTCTTCCTTTTTTCACAGACAGAAATAGAAGATGAGCAGTGAGAAAGCGCGTGTGTCGCTACAGAATGAGCCATCGGCAGAGAATGTCCCAGAGATAGAAGCGGTAAAAGGCCCATCAGAGAGCTTGAAGGCGCGGAAGAAAGAAGAGGCCCGAGAGAAGCGCAAGGCCCGCATGAATGCCATGTCCGAGAGCACCAAACGGCGGAAGCTGGACGAGGCCCGAGAGAGACGCGCGGCCACGCGTAAAGCCAAGGCCAACACCGAGACCGCGAGCTTTAAACTGCGGAAGTTGGAGGCGGCTCGAGAGAAGGCAGCGGCCACTCGCAAGGCCCGTCTGAATGCCATGTCCGAGAGCACCAAACGACGAAAGCTGGACGAGGCGCGAGAGAAGGCAGCCGCTACTCGCAAGGCCAAGGCCAATTCAGAGACCGCAAGCTTCAAACTGCGGAAGTTGGAGGCGTCTCGAGAGAAGGCACGGGCCGCCCGCAAGGCCCGCCTGAATACCATGTCCGAGAGCACCAAACGACGAAAGCTGGAGGAAGCCCGAGAGAAGTCACGGGCCGCTCGCAAGGCAAAGTTGAATGCGTTGCCTGAACATGAGAAACAGCAGAAGCTGGAAGAGGCCCGAGAGAAAGCACGTGCGTCCCGCAAGGCCCGCCTCAATGCGATGTCTGAGAATGAGAAACAACGAAAGCTGGAAGAGGCCCGAGAGAGAGCACGAGCCGCCCGCAAGGCCAAACTGAATGTCCTTCCCGAGAATGTGCAGGAACAAAAACGTCAAGAGGCACGTGCCAAAGCAGCGGCTACTCGCAAGGCCCGTCTGAATGCCATGTCCGATAACGAACGGCGACGAAAGCTGAATGAGGCACGGGCCAAGGCCGCTGCCACCCGCAAAGCCAAGATCAATGCGATGTCTGAGGCAGAGAAAGAGCAAAAGCGTCAAGAGGCGCGAGCCAAGGCCGCTGCGGCCCGACGTGCCAAGCGCAACGTGCTCCAGGGTCAACCGCCTGCGCCCGCACAGGCATGGATTGCCAACCTTCCCAATCAGGGAGAGGAGCGCCGCAAAGCCATGCTCAAGCGGTTTCAATTGAACACGGCCACCCGACGCCGACTACAAAAAAAGAACCCGTATGTCAAGACGATGAATGACTGGGCAATCTAAATGCATAAGCGGTCTAGTATGCAGCGCGACGCTCTTGGATAAACGAGCGAATCTGTGAAAGAAGGTCCTTCACAGATTGATCCGGTTCCGTAGAAAGCGTCAAGACGGGGAGATTCGTCCCTTGAATCCATTTCTTGTGTTGCGCATCCAGTGCATCCAAATACGCCAGACCGATCCGATCTTCTCCTTGACGATTCCGGATTCCAATGCGTTCTTTGGAAGTGGTTGAGCTGGTCGACAGATAGATGATCCCATGAATGGGATAGGATCGTCCAAACGTGTTGAACCATTCCTGATAGAGGTCCCATTCAATCTGGTTCATATCTCCTGCATCATAGAGCATTTCTGCAAAGACGTTCTTGTCCGTGAGCATGGAGCGCTCCGTCAGGATCACATGCGGCCCCTTCACGGTGGGGTCCAATGCGGCGACAGCCTCCTGAATATTACGGAGACGCATCCGAAGCGCACACGTCTGGAAGGTATAGGACCACCGCTTCTTGTCCTCGTAGAATAACTCCAGCAGGCTCTTTCCGTCCTTGTCAAACATCGTCGTCCATTGTCCTACGGGTTCGTCAACCACATGGAGATCATGGAATTCATTGCGAATGTGATGGAGGAGCGTCGTTTTTCCTGATCCGATGTTGCCGTCCAGCGAGAGGATGATAACGTTCGGAGCAGTGGGAGTGGACATGACGCTAGAGTGGAAGACTAGAGTGGAAGACTATATCCTTTTTCAGAGGATCATTCGTGTCAATTTTTTAAAAAGGAGATAGGTAGTTCATGGCAGTCTATCTAAGTAACCTCTCAGAAGCCTACGGTCCGCTAGTGACAAGCCATTGGGAGAAAAAAGAGAACCCCCAACATTACAATGATCTCCCGTTGCCATGGGCGAGCCCGAACCCTCACCGCCATATCCTCGGTCTCGTGGGAGGAAATGATGTCAGCCCCATCAAGGGCAATCTCGTGGATTTGGAATCGGACTTGAGAGGCATCAATATTCCTCACACGTTTGCTCCTTGGAGACAATATCAGCCTCCCCAACAGCAGAATGAGATTGTGCGAGACAATGTGAAAGGGTCCGTTCAGATTAATATTGAAAAGGCACATTTGCCATCGTATCAGATGATTGCCTATCCCGCGGTCATTGCCCCTCTTCCGATGGTTAGTGAAGTCTGCATGAAACCCGAAAAATACTAATCGCGAGTTTAAAATACGAGAGAGCAGGTACACATTAGAGATTCTCTATGTCCAGTGAAATCATCGCCTATTCTGCAACGGGGATTTCTATTTCCGCGCGATTCATTTTTATGTATTTATTATATACTAAAAAGTCTACGAATCCCTATTCATTAGTGTTTTCAATCATGAATATGGTATCTTCTTCCTTATGGATTACCTATAGTCGTATGATGTTGGACACGCCCTTATTAGTAAGAGGCTCTTCCGATCTCATCTTATTTTCCATTTCCACTCTCTATATTTTCTCCAATCGTTTTTATATGAATCGCATCCAACCCGATGCGCTCTAAGAGTTCCCTCTATCATTCTCACTACTAGATAGAATGTCGTGTCACACTACTCAGCAATCCATGACACGGTTGCGCCATGATCCATTCCATCAAGTGGATGACATGCGCATTACCTCGTATTCTGCCCGATACTATTTGAACCCCCCTGCCATGAATTGTCCGACCACCTTTCCCGTGAACGCCACGACACGTATTCAGAAAAGCGGTGCTTCGTGGGTAGAGGGTCAATGGAAAACGGATGTGGAATCGGACCTCAAAGGCATTTCCCGTTTGGGATCCAAGATCCGATGCAGTCCTGAGTACTCCGACAGCAAGCCCGCTCTCGCTCATGCGGCGGATGAGAATGTGCCTCAGACCTTTGCGCGTCTGGCCAATCCTCCGTGCACCCTACGTGCGACCGGCTGGAATCGGTGGGATACGCTCTTTCATAATCCCCAGGAGACCTTTGAGACCCCGTTTGACTTCTTTATTCCGTCTCGTGACGTGGACAAGGAGAAATACAATACGCATAAGGAGTCGTCGTGCTATGTGCCCTTTCAACAGCCTGCGATTCGTGAACTGAATCATGAGCAGCACATGCACTGATTTGTGGACCCTGAATAGATGAATCGTCTGTATGTGATCATTGGGATAGGCATTTTATTCCTTTTTGTATGCGCGTATCACGTTCGCGAGGGCTTTGCGGCGAGTCTTAGCTGCAGAGATGTCAGCACAAGTGCAGAATCTCATGGAAATGGACATACTATCTATTTGGATCGTCTTAATGTTGCATGCGGACCAAATGAGCTCCTCTCTCAGTTTCGCCTTCAGCACTTGGGTGGTGGGTGGTCTCGCTATAATTACAAGTGCTGTAGTGTGAATGACGTGTCAGGTCCACGAGGTGCTCAAGGAGAACGAGGACCTCAAGGAGGACAAGGCCCTATTGGACCAGTAGGACCGATGGGACCGAAAGGGGTTGACGGAGCAAAGGGTGTTGCGGGCGCGGCGGGATCCGCTGGACCTGCGGGCCCAATGGGCCCTGGAGGAGTCACAGGCGCGAAAGGAGACAAGGGAGACCGAGGTGCAGTGGGCCCTATGGGACCGATAGGGCCGATGGGCGTGGTGGGTCCGATGGGCCCGATGGGTCCACGGGGCGCCACAGGGATGTTGCCCGATTCTTCTTATCTGAATGATAGCATCAAACAGCTTACAGATATTCATCAATCGATGGTGGAACTTGCGGCGCAGAATGCCTAAACGTCCTCCTCCTCAGGCTCCAAGAGCCACATCTGATGCTCTTTCATTTTTGCCATTTTCATATGGCCCACCACCCAATTAAAATGAACAAGAACAGGCGACAATTTCGTAGTCAAATGATAAAAGATAGCCCCATTTGGATATTGAATCAATGGGAGTGCCTTCATTTGACAATACGGTTTGACAAACTGATTAAAATACGTCTGATCATTATTTACAAATGCACACTGTTTGTATTTCTCCTGACCCTCCGCAGAAACACAATCATAGAGAGAAATCGTAGTGGAAGAAGAACGAAGATACATGTATCCCGTGCACATGTTCCCATGCTCACTATCGGAATGACCGTCATTTTGAACCCAGATATCAGTGACGGAATCCGCTTCCCATCGCTGAAGATCCTCTGCAGGATTTTTGCGAAACACAATGTCCCCATCGATCAATAGAACGTTTTTACCATGGGACAACAAACAATGAATCCATTCTAGCTTAATATAGCAAATGCGATCATATCCTTTCGTATTCCATGGACAGAAACGTTCCAATGAATCTCCTTTCATAGGAACAACCTGATACCCGCGACGTCGCAGGATGTGTTCGCTCTTTTGATCCATTGTCAGAATCAGAACGCGGCGATCCAGACCAAACGGGGCGAGACTCTTGAGCATATTGAGCGTATACAGGAGATATCCATAATTCGTAATGGTTGTGAGGATCGTTGTATCTTTATAAGGGGAGAGATCCACAGTGTCGATGAGACGTGACATGCTCAATGAATACGTTTTAACGTATGAGGACCTTTAGATCGACGCTTATTTTTGTTTTTGTATTGGTGTTGATGCTGACGTCGACGTGTATTCGGATAAGGAGGATTCACCTTTTGCTGGATACGACCCGATAACAGTGGTGTCTGATAGGACACAAAACAAATACATGCGAGGGCAGTTCCATGATGGGCCTTCACTTTCAGGGATTCATACACGAAATGGGTCCCTGGGTGAATCCGATAGCCCCTATCTGTGGTATTGTCCTGATAAAGGCGTAAGAGAGGCACAGAGCCTAACCCTCGGCGCTCAATAATGCCCGTGATGGAGGCAGCCAAACTCTTCTCCGCATCCTGTTTGTTCTCTTTTCCCGCATATTCACATGCAAATCCTCCCAGATACGTGCCTGACCGATCATATACCGACGTCGTAATCACGGCCGCACTGATAAAAGACCCTTTCGGGCCATTGGATTGTGCTTTGATGCACTCGATCACCTCTCCCCATTGAATACGCTTGAGACCCTCTTCTTTTGTTATTTCATGAGCAATCGTGGGAATGACACTGGTATATTCTACAATGTTGGCATTCTCAATTCCCGCATTGGTAAGGGCCTGATCGTAAGACCCTGTTTCATACGGCAACCCGTCGCATCCTGCATCGGATTCTCCTGTTCCACTAGTCACAAAGTATTCATAGGGGACACGATTCCCCACGATAATGTGCTTCATGGTTCTAGTGGTGGTAAATGTTTTCAAAAAATTAAAGGAGGAAACCTGTAGTATGGAGATCGCGGCTCTCGCAAGTCTTCTTGGATTAGGCTATGCCATTTCACGAGCCAGTGGTCCAGAAAAAGCCAAACAGGTACAACAAGCCCAACAGGTTCGCCCCTCCTCTCAGACGCTCCCTCCCACAGATCGCCAGGTCCGAGAGGGATTTGTTCCCGCTGCACGAGGCCCCAACTCTGATCCCCTTACGATGGCACCAAAAGGCGCATCTGCCACGGGATTCGGTCCTGAGTTGGACATGATGTATCAGACGTCCAATGGACACACCTACCCCTCCGAGCCCAGCAATGGTCCCTACGGAACAGCGCTCGGCTACGCCTCTAATCAACCACCCTATGCGCCTGGTCGGGTCCCGGGCACACGGCCCGCCCCCTCTCCCATGGATTCCAATATCCCCATGGTAGAATTCCGCTCGGATCGCACGGAAGCATCCCCTCAATACATGGACAGCGACTATGTGATCAGCCCCCTCTCGGGTCAACGCATCCCCTCCGCCGAATACAAACACAGCAACATGCAGCCCTTCTTTGGAGGCCGCATCAAGCAAAACATGGCCCCCCAGGCCAATACGAGCGTGCTCGACATGTATACTGGCAACGGATCCACTCAAATGAGGAAGAAAGAGGTGGAAAACATGTTTGAGAGCTCCCGTGCTCCCTATGGAAACCCCAACGGAATGGAGGACAATACGGAGTTCTTTCAGTCTCGCATTGAATCTCAGGCCCCTATCGTGCGAAACGGTGAGCGCCCTTTTGAGCCGACAAAGGTGGGATCCGGTATCGGAGAGCGTTATGGTGTGACGGGAAAAGGCGGATTCCAGCAATTGGAAATCAACGAAATCATGCGTCCGAAGGATACGAACGATCTCCGTGTGCTCTCCAAACCGAAAGTCACCTTTGATCAGCCCGTTGTGCCTGGTGCGCATTATGTGGGAACCAGTGCGGATACGACGGATCTGGGTGAAGTTCGTAAGTATAAGCCTGACACCTTCTACATTGATCACACGGGTGAGCGGTTTTTTGTGACCACGGGTGACCTCGTGAAAGAGACCGTGCGCTCCACGCAGATCCTGAATCACACCACGCGCCCTGAGACCTCTGTGGAATACAGCGGATCGGCAGCGTCTCAGGATTTTGGAGAGAGCTACGTGGCGGGTTCGTATCGCATGCCCCAGGGTCACCAACACGGTGGCGCGGGATACCGTAATGCGGACATGACGAGCTATTACACGAAGGATATTGGAGACGAGTCCGATTATGGCAAATCCTCCATTGAGATTCGTCCCAACGAGCGCAATGAGACGTCCGAGCGCGTGATGGCGCTGAATGCGGCGCCTGCAGACAATCGTCTCGTGTCGGCCCATTATACCGATGATGCGCGTCCGACCCGTCGCAGTGAAACCGTGGGGAGCATTCGGATTGCGGGCATGCCGAATTATGGCGACATGGCTCCTGCGATTACGGTGTGGGATCCGAAGGACATTGCGCGCACGACGGTGAAGGAGACGACCATTTATCTGGATCGTCCTGGTATTGCGGGTGGTGATGGATCGTCCATGCCGAACCGTTTGAAGGTGTATGATCCTGAGGATGTTGCTCGATCCACCCAGAAAGCGCAGTTGTCATCGGGTCTGTCATGGACGGGTCCAGGTGGCAATGGCGCGTGGAGCGATGCGATGGACAACTCGTTTGCGTATAACATGCGGACCAATCCGAACAAGGAGCAGATTGCGAAGGGACGTAAGCCGATTGCGGGTTCGGGTGGCACGGCGACGTTTAATGGTGATCCCGGTCGGCAGCTCTCCAAGAAACTGGATGTGGACATTATGAATGATCGTGCCCTTGCGGTGAATCGCTCGTTGGACATTACGCCTGGTGTGGGCGACATTGGTCGTGTGGAATACCGTGTTCCGCTCAATCTGGATGTCAGCCGCGAGCGCAATACGTATGATTCGGTGTCGGCGGCGGACAACAATCCGCTGATGCAGAGTTTGCGGAAGAATGCGAATGCGGATGAGGCAGCGATTCGCGAATACCAGAAGTTTTTGGCGGGGCACGCTTGATACGCGGCGCGCATGTAAAGACATAACGCGCAGTTGGGATATCATGTCTACTGTCCCGCCGCTCGATCTTTCTCTCTTGTCCGAATTGTCTGAGGATACGGACCTTGTTAGTCCGACGCAGGTGACGACGTGGATGCGCTCGTGGCGTCCTTGGTATCCGTCTTCGTTTTGGTGTGGTGTGGTGGTGGGTGGACTGACGGTGCTGGTGACGCAACGGGTGAGTCGGTTGATACGCACTACGGCGTGATGTTTTTTCAAAGGGTAGAATAGATGGTTACGTGTGCTGTGACAGGCAAAAATGGAACATATGAGGTAGATTGCAAGCCGAAAAACGGTGTGGCTGCGAATGCGCCACGAGCCAATGCTGCTACGACTATAACTGCGCCACAAGCCAATGCGAATGCGGTAGCAAAGGCAGCTCTAAAGAGTAAGGTAGCTGACATTCTGGCAAATGCGACGGCGGCATTGGAGGCTGCGAAAAAATCGAAACAAGCTGCGATTGCAGGATCAAATGCTGCATCTAAGGCGGACTCTGCGCTGAAATTGGCAACAGCTGCTCAGGCTGCTGCTCAGGCAGCGGTAGATGCAAATAACAGTTCACGTGAAGGTTTGTTGACTAAAGCGGAGGCTGCTTTGGCTGCGGCCTTGGCGGCTACTAGTGCGCCTGCTGCTCAGCCTACTGTCGTTGCTCCAACAAATGTAATAAATGCGCCGTCAAACGCCACAATTGCAGTAGTAAATGCTGCGAAGGCTTCTATGGCTAGTGCTGAAACTGTTATGGCTACTCATAGTAAAAGCAGTAATACTGCAGTTGTTGCATTATTGAATCGCATGCAGGCTGCATTACAAATAATGGAACAACAAGCGCCGACGATACAATCGGGGAAAAATAATAGTGCGAAGAATCAGGCAAAGAGCGCATTTGATGCTGCACAGGCAGACTTTAATAATGCGGAAGGGGAATTTAAGGCTTCTACTGCTACTCCTACTGGAGCTTCTCCGAATGCGGCTTCTGCGACTTCTGCGGCGAGTATGACTGTAGTAAATTTAACTAAATTGACTAAAGACAAAGTAGTGCTTGCTGCAAAAGCAGCAGTAGCAGCGGCAAAGAATGCGATAACAAATGGAGGTAAAGAAGTAGAAAAAGAAAAGTCGGCACCTCCTAATAGTCAAGAGAAACAAAATGCATTAGATGCGCAAGATACTGCAGCGGAACATGCACAAGAGGCTGCAAAAAGTGCAAAAAGTGCAGTAGAAAAGGCAATATCAATAGATCAAGCAAGTGATATGAATATACATGCTGATACAATGATTACACATGCAAATGATATGCGTAGAGCTGAAAATATGGGTAAATTTATAGAATATATGACTTTATTTAATGAAGCGACAGATAAGTTTTCTAATGCAACCGCCATATTTGAAACAGCAGCAAAATCAGGCGGTCGCCGCACCCGTTCTCTGCGTAAGAATCGCCGCACCCATTCCAAACGCAAGCGCACCAAACGCAGCAAGCGCACAAAACGCACAAAGCGCAAGACAAAACATCTCTAAAAAGAATACGGTGCGTCTGTTGGAGAGCCCTTGACATTCCTCACACTTAAAATATACCCCCCATAATATAATGTCAGTTGGTCGTGGATATGCTCAAGTTGCTCCCAAGAAGAACTTTGTTGTTGATGTAGATACCTCTGGATGGGGAGCAAACGTATATCTTCAACAGGATTTTGATGCGTGGTATGCGGCCAATGCTACTGCGGTCACACAGGTAGGAAGCGTGTATGTTGTAAGCTCTGCGGCCAATTTTATCGACACGATTAATGGCTCTAATGTTCTTGGACATGTGCTTGGTAGCAGCTTTCTCCAAAGTTACAATAAGCGCACGTTGATGGACATGGGAAAAGAGATCAGCATTGGAATCCCATCCAATCCGCGTATACTCGTCTTTCGTCAAGTCGCTCTTCCATTTGAACCCGCTCTACAGGGAACGGGCGTGGTAGGATACGTTGTTGTGGAGAACAATGCGTCTGACTTGACTCGCCCTCGTTTTCGTGTGTCTGTTTCTCGTGCCTAAATATACGTGATCTAAACCCATGAAACCCATTGTATGTAATGGACCCTCTTATTCTCACAGGTCCTCCTGGATGCGGTAAAAGTTACTGGATTCAGAAGTATGCAGAACAAACACAAAAACAACTCTTTGTCTGTCCGTGCCGCAAAGATCGCACTCTACGGGATGGTCGTCAGAAACTCCACGTCTGGGCCCGTCGCACCGAACCCGCCATCCTCTGGCTCGAAGGCGCCGATGATCTCACCCCTGAAGCACAGGCCTTTCTCCGACGCATTTTGGAAACACACGCCTCTGACGTTCTCTTCGTTCTGGAATGCCGCGATCCTGGTCGTCTCCAAGAGCCCATTCGCTCCCGATGCCGTGTCAAGAAAATGCTCTCTCCGACATGGTCTGATCTAGAGACCTTCCTTCTACGCTCCTTTCCCACTTCTCGCCCCCAGGAAATCCGAGACTATCTGTTGTCCTCTGAATATTCTTATCGTCGGGCCATCCAGTGCGCCACTCTTCAACTCCTTCATTCCGATACATGGCAAGGGCTTCTCATTCACCGTAAGAAAGAACAAGATACGATTCGAGGCCTACAGGAAGAGCGGTCAGAAGAGAAACTAGAAGAGCAGTCAGAGCATCTTATGACCTACGTGAAAGAGGGATATCATCCTGAACGGCTCATTCGGTCCTTGATGCCCCATGATCGCCTTCTTACGGACTACGGGGCCTGCACCGAGGCATCGGGATCCCTGTGGGCATTTTTGGGATATGCGTTCTATCTGCTTCGGACAACAACGGGGAGGGAAGAAGAATGAGCCGAGGTGACTCCGTCTTGTCCGTCTATTCCGATGCCCGCACAGAGTATACCAAACAGCTCAGTGTGTTTCTTGTCCCCGCCTACTTCCAATTCTATGTGGATCTGTTGGAAACCTCCCGTCAAACCATGGCCGCTGAGCCTAAACGAGCCCTCTGGCAGTTTCAAACCTATCTGAATGAGATCCATGATTGGAACATGGAGAAGGTTCGGCATGAGATTCAGACCATTCAGAACCACTGTGGATGCGACTATCTGGAGGATCTTCTGACGGCCGTCTTTATTGCCCATACGAAGGTTCTAACGGCCATTCGTCTCTCCACGAATCAAAAGAAAGTGGAGATTCATATTCCCAAGATTGACCACTTTCTCTTTAAGGTCTTGTGTGAGACGTCCAAACTCCTGTGGAGTTCTACGTATCTGTTTCGCGATAATATTTCGGGCATGGAAAAGCAACAGAATTATCGTCAAATTGAACAACTTCTTCATGAGGGAATGCTACAGGCGGTGCGCAGTCTGGTTCCTGTAAAATCCATTCTGAAGGACTTTGTCCATCAGGGTCAAGAGGACGAAGAGGAAGAGGAACCTCAGGATCCAAAGGCGGAGGCACAAAAAGAGGAGCCACAAGAGCCGAAGGTGGAGCCACAGGCGCCAAAGGTGGAGCCGCAAGAGCTGAAGGTGGAGCCGCAAGAGCTGAAGGTGGAGCCACAAGTGGAGCCACAAGAGCCAAAAGCAGAGCCACAAAAAGAACAAAAACAAGAGGAACAGAGTGCTCTAGAGCCTATCACTCTTGCAGAACCCTCCGATCCATTTGAAGAGCCTACCGAGTCCACCGATCCCCCTACGATCGTTGTGAATGATAAACCCAATGTCCGGTTTGGACAGTTTCATGCCATGTTTGATTCTCAAGATGGGGAGCAATCCGAACTAGTATACGATGAGGGAGATGTGTCTGAGGTTCCGGACCAAGGAACAGGAGTGTCGTTAGATGCAGATGATCTAGATTCTTTTGATCTTACTGCTGCTCCAGAAAGCGTAGATGACTATGAGGAGCTCTAAGACACGGGACAAGCGAGACACGCGGGAAAGAGACGTGCGTTTTTCTCGCACCTTCTACATAATGACACCCGTATGGTTCCCGTGGATGTTTGTAGGAGGGATCCTCTTTATTGTTCTCAGCTTCATTGGGGCGAAATACAAAGAGAAGGAATACCGATCCATCCAGTTTCTACAGGACTTTATCAGCGGCTCTATTTTGATTGCCTTTACGGGAGTTCTCATTCCTGATGTGTTTCCTGCGTTTCCTGCATTATCCTCTGTGCTGTCTCTCCCGACACAGGATGCGTTTGATGAAATGGAAATGGTTCAGGTGGGACCTCCTCGGCTGATGAGACGCTAAGAGTATTTCTTCTCTACGGATAGACATGCCGACCACCATCTTTGATAGTTCGCTTCTTACACAGCGTCGTCGTGACAATGCGAAGGCGGGCTCTTTTTTGAATCGAATTCAGAATCCGTCCCAGCCTCAAACGGGCTATGCGCCAGCCCTTGGCATCTATGATCAGTCCATCATCACGGATGTAAAGATTGGAAACATGCCGTTCTTTCGGAAGGCGAATGGCGTGACCACGGTGATGAATGGATGCCCGTGCGCTCCTCTTTCTTCTCCTTGCCAATAAGCGGGGGACACTGCCCGCCACAGGCGGGCGTTTCCCCCGTGCCCCCTCTCCCTAGGAGAGGACGTGTATCTATCTGATCGAAGTGTATCTCTATTGTGAAACGTATTCACATCTATCTCTACTGGAGATGGGTGTGAGCACAGAATATGTATAGAAATAAGGGAACACATGTCCGCTCCTATGATCGGGTGAAGACACATTCACTTCTAGGGAGAGGGGGCACGGGGGTGAAAGAAAATCGCAGATTTTCTACCAGTGAAACGCCCGCCTCTGGCGGGCAGTGTCCCCCGCTTAGATACCCAACGCATACACCGTCTCCGTATCGACTGATTCACGCGTGATAAACGACTGAAAGATCGGGCGACGAAGCTGCTCCTTCGGAATCGCTCCATGAACATCCTGCGCAATCCGAATATACAGATCAAATCCCTCATATTTCTCATTTCCATCTTCATCCTCATAAATGGTGCGACCCTTATCATCCACCATCCAGCTCCAAAGAAGATTGTAGAGCGGCGACTTTGTTTCATACACCTTCCAGGATCCCTCCTGGCTCATCACGGATACCCCCTTTCCCTTCTTTTTCGGAGGGATCTCATCAAACATACCATCCATCAAACTCACCGCCAGTCGGCACAAATCAAACGAGGGGTTCGGTGGGTGCTTTGCCTTCTTATGATCAAAAAACGGTCCAAAATTGTATTGATCCCCCGCATCCTGATCGGGCCAATGATCATCCGAGACCCATAGACGGCGTCCAAGACGGAAAATGGAACGGCCAAAATCAATGATGCTAAAGATCTTTCCAAAGGTCGGCACTTTCCACACCGTCCCATCGCGCTCCTTGTAATACAGATAGGGTTGATCGGTCCGTCGCCATACGATATTATTAGAGTGAAGATCATTGTGGGTGAAACAAATGGCCTTCTGTAAAAAGGTCAACACCGCGACCACTTGGAACAACCATGCCGACCACTGTGATTCCCATTCGGGCGATCCGCGTGCGTGGCCATCCAATGATTCTTCATTCAAGAGGTCATCCATCACACCCTCCTGCGCCTCTTGATTAATAAAGATCACAGGCATATTGGGAATCGTTAGGCAAATGTCCAAATCGACTTCCTCCGAACCAGATGATCCAGACGATCCTGAATCGGACGACCCAGATGATCGGGATGATCGAGACGAACCAGACGATCTAGACCGAGACGAATGCGACGAGTGGGAGGAAGGAGTCGACGAGGAAGAGCGAGAACCAATCGTCAGCCCCGTCACCTTTTGATGAAGTTCATAAATCGTGTCGGCATTGTCCGTATCTTCCTCGATCGTATCAAACGTAAACGAATGAACGGACTCCACATCGGTATTGTCCTCCACACCATCTAAAGGAGAGATGGTCACCATCTCCTCGTCATCAAACGGACACGTCACCAATTCACGACAAATCTCCTCTAGATCGGGATGCGAACAATCCCCCTTGAGCACCGTCAGAAAGGCACGATATGACTCCATTCCCTTCCAAAACCATCGGCACTGGCGATAGGAATCGTATTCGGGTGTGATATTGTATTGATACTTGTTACTGATTCCTGTCATGGCTCCATAGGACAGCACGCAGTGCGGCGTCATGTTTGTTTCACGAAACCGGCTCAGAACGAAATTCGCCACCGCATCCACATAGGCCTGATTGTTGTGCCGATGAAGGGCGTGAAGGGTCTGTTTCCATGCCTTTTCGCTTTGAGGGAGGAGCGGATGTTCAGGGCATACGTATTTCTCTTTGATCAGGTCAATCGGATTCAACAGGTGGACGATTTTGGTAAAGACCTCGCACGATTCCAATTCCGTAGTGGCCGATCGGCGACGAGCCTTCCAGAATTTCGGACGATCCTCTTTCTCCCATTCTTCAATCCAATACTGACTGGGGAGTTCGGCGTCTTTTGCATTCATTTCAGGCACGGAAAAGTAATCCATCGCGGGAAAGTATCGTTGAAGATGGGAATAGTCGGAAAAAGTGGCACGATCATGATCGGTCAAGGGACGACTTCGGCAGGGCTGTTGGAGGAGCGTCTTGCGGACGGCCTTCATCTCCTTCCGTCAAAGACTTCTGAATGTGTTTCTATGGCGCACCTTAAAACAGGAGATAGTCTAGAAATCAGGATGGCGGCACAAGGAGGAGTCAATGTCAGTCTCCGGAAGTTTGTCATGAAATCTATTCCACAAGATGCGGTTGCCGTGTTCATTGGTCGCCGACGTACCGGTAAGTCCACTCTCGTTCGCGATTTATTGTTTCATCACCAAGATCTTCCCATGGGATGCGTTATTTCAGGAACGGAAGAGTCAAACGGTTTCTTTAAAAAGATTGTGCCCCCCATGTTCATTCACGGTGAATACAATGCGGTCATTTTGGCCAACTTTGTCAAGCGTCAGAAACTGGTGATGCAGAAGATTCAACAAAACGAAGAGAAGGGCATTAAAGCCGCCATTGACCCCCGTGCCTTTCTCATTCTAGATGACTGTATGTATGACGATTCATGGACCCACGACAAGAACATTCGCTATCTGTTTATGAACGGTCGATGGCTCAAGGTCTTCTTCATCATTACCATGCAGTTTCCCCTTGGCATTCAGCCCGCCCTTCGAACCAACGTAGACTATGTCTTCATTTTGCGAGAGCCCTACATGAATAACCGACAGCGCCTCTATCAAAACTACGGTTCTGCCTTTCCCTCCTTTGAATTCTTCTGCCAAATGATGGACCAGTGCACTCAGAATTATGAGTGTTTGGTCATTAATAACAATACGCAGAGTAATAAACTGGAGGACACCATCTTTTGGTATAAGGCGGAAGTGCACGGAGAGTTCAAGATGGGTGCGCCTGAATTGTGGCGGCAATCTGAGATGCTCGCTCGCATCAAAGAGGAGGAACAGGTGAATGATTTTGATCCGAGGGCCAATATGAAACTCCGAGGACCCGCTATCAACGTTCAGAAGAAATGGTAACGCTTCGCCTTGCACAGTAAAAAACCTCTCCTACGGCTAGAAGATGGCGAACACGAAACCGATGGGTATCGTTGCAATGCTTGTGCTCCTTGCTCTTGTTGTAGCCTTTTTGCCTGCTCTGATCCGTTACATTGGACAGGTGGAAGTGCAGTATATTGTGTCTGGCTTTGAGGACATGGTAGAAGAGAAGGCGCAAGCGCAGCACCAAGCGCAGCAGCAAGAGCAACAAGAGAGCGCCTCTATGGACCATGATCAGGCCTTTATTGACGTCCCTTCCGCCGCACGAGGGATGAGTCTTGCCACAGGACAGGCGGACCCGTTTTGCCGCAAGGCCTGCCCTGAAGGGAGCTTCTGTGACAATCACTCCAAATCATGTGTCTCAAACTATGTGGGCGGCAATGTCCCATCCGATGGATATTATGCGTAATACCTAGATCATAAAAAGATAGGAAACGCTTTTTTTCATAAAAAAGTATTTGGTATCTCAATGTCTATGATCGGTTGTCTTTTGATACAGGATTACGGCGTAATCGTGACATTTTTAGCAGTTTCTGAGGTCTCTTCCTTCGAATCATCCACACGCTCAATGGTCACCACCGGTTTCTCCATCTTTCGCTGAAGGGCCAGATCCGAACCGCTAAACATGCCGTCCTCTGAGGCCTTCGCGGAGCCAAAGACCTGCTTGGAGCTCTTGCTGCGTTCCTCAAACGCCTTCTCACGCGAATCCTCGTTCTCCTTGTATTTCTTCATCAGCGTGTTAAGCTGATCATTGTTATACTCCTGGTCCTTCACCTCGTGCGGAGACGGGTCCCATGGCGTCCACTTGCCCACATCACCCATAAAGATATTGTGATACTTGTCCTTGCCCTGGAGCTTCTTCGCCTTAATCTCCGCCTCCTTCTGGGTCGCAAAGACACCTCGGATCTTCACGCCACGAACACTCGTGCGAAACTCATTCTTTGCATAGAACTCCTCCTCCAACGCAGTCTTCTTCGCAAACATGAAGTCATCATATGCCGTGACAAGCGCAGAAGAGGTCACCTTCTCCTGATTCTTCTGAACATAGGTGCTATACTGGCTCATCACGTCATCAATGCGAATACGATTCTTACGGCAGATCTCAGCGGCCTCCTGCAGATCCTTCTTCTCCAACTCCTTGGACTTCTCATCCAGCTCCGCATTGATATGCTTCACGGTGTCCACGAGGAATCCCTCCAGATTCTTCAGCTTCCAGTCCACTTCATAGGTCTTTAGGAAGGACTCAAAAAAGAAGACGTCCTTCTTCTCCAGAACTTTCTCCGGGCTGATGAAGCTCAGAAGAACATAGCGCTGGCCAGGGATCTCCGTGTCCTCCTCCAAAAAATCTTCCACGATGTCGGGTGTGCTCATGTCTAGAGGAGAGAGAGGGGAATGCTTTAAACTCGTCGCTTTGCGTATGCGTTGCGATGCGTATGAGATTCTCCGACGCGCGCGTCTTTTTTTCTACGGATGGAATATAGAACATGATGGGCTACGGATTTGCTGAGATTATCAACCGCATTATCAAGTATTTGATTGAGGGTCTTGTGATCGCTGCGGCGGCCATCTTTATCCCGAAGCGCGCTCTGCCGATGGACGAGGTTGCTACCCTGGCTGTCCTCGCCGCCGTCGTTTTTGCGATGCTCGATGCTGTTTCCCCGTCAATGGGTGTTACTGCACGACAGGGCGCATCATTCGGATTGGGCGCAAATTTGGTCGGCTTCCCGCGTATGGCGTAATAAGCGAGAGAAATCATAGGGGTGGGTGTCGTAAAGTGTATTCACTAAAAATACGTCATGACCCCCTCCTGACTCACTTTCTATTTTCACTGGTTTTTGAAACATCCGACAACGTGCGACCTCCTCTCAGGGGGCCTACACGTTCTTGAATTACCATGCGCAGTGGAACACTGTCCCCAAGAAGCTGACGATGGGTGTCATACACAGCTGCATCGGAACAGATAAACACGCATTGGGGAGTGGCATCTTCCAATGCAGCCATCACTTCGCGAAGAGCACTCTTCCAATCAAATCGATCATGCCATACATCCTCTTGGGGAAGATGAATGATAGAGTAGTGATTCTGGATGCTATATTGAATCTTTTCTACATCTTTCTTCTGAACAATCTCAGGAGTGCCCCAGTTTGACACTTGCATAAAGTGTTGATTTCCATCGAGCTCAATGAGAATGGGATGATCCTTTCTCATGACATCAAATGGCATGATGTTGCCTGTTTCCGAAAAGCGACACCAGTCAAACCGAGCTTGTTTCTTAATGGAATACTCTTCTTCTAAGAAGGCATTGAGGATCGCCTCTGTTTTCTTTTTACAGTAAGGGCACCAATAGCCTGTGAGAACATTGTATAGTTTACTGTCAAAGGAAGAATGACACGTCTCACAATCAAACCGTGCAGTCTGTTCGGATCCTTGGAAGACACTTCGTGGTGTCATGGGATTGGTTGGACTCCAACAGAGCACCTTGGGATGCGAGGCAAATGATTTCTTAAAACAAGAAGGACAATCTTCTTTTTCACAGAGACGCTGATTGGCACAATACGGACACGATCCATCTCTATGGTAATAATGATTTGGTGTGGTCGTATATGTATGATGGCATGTCACACAATCAAAGATAATCGGCTTGTTGGATTGTAGAAATACGTCTCGCGCGGTAAGAATATTTTCAGAAGACCATGATACCTTCATGCGTTCGTGGGAGGCACATGTCTTTTCTAGGCACACCTCACAGGTCACTTCCGAACACAGGCGTTGACTAGAACAGAAGGGGCAATGTTTGTCTTTTTGGATGCTATAGAGGGCTGATTGAAAGACATGACCGCAATCTCCACAATCAAACCAGCATTTCTGATCTGATCGTTTGCATACCTGTCGAGGCATCCTGTCATTTTGGAAAGACCAGTGAATCGCCATTGGATGGGAGGCGAAGGACCGCTCATGACACGTATCACAAGAGGAATCCTCACATAACTTGCCACCACGACAATAGATGCACCATTGTCCACCACTCATACCATTGAGTGATACATGGATTTCATGCCCACACTCTCCACAATCAAACCAGAACTTCTTATTGCTAGAACGGAGAACTTCGTGCGGCTCCTTGTCATTCTTTTGGCTCCAGCAGGAGGCCCGAGGATGCTTCGCAAAGGATCTCTCCAGACATGTGACACATGCCTCTTCTCCGCAGAGGATTTTTCGAGTTTGGGAACAACTCATTTCTAGTGTGTTTTTAAAACATGCGGTTTCGTCAATTTTGTTTGGTATGGGTCTAAATCTTCTGCAGAGAAAAATGAGTTTTCTCCACATAAAATCTTACACCATCATAACATGTCCTCCCCAATCTACGGAACCCACAATAGTTGCACCTACGGATCCCTGTTGAACAGTTGTTCATGTGTTGTTCTCCCATGGGTCCAAAATCAATCCCTCACCATCACAGAACAATTGGGAAAGGGCATACGATGGCTTGATTTTCGCCTCTCTTTTTACAAGGGGAAGGTCTACCTGTCCCATACCTATCTCATGGAACATACCCTGACATCGATCATGGAAGAGATCGCACACTACATGGCACAACATCCTGATTCCCCCTTTCTCATGATCCATCTTCGCGTCGATTTCAATGATCGGGCCAATCAAGTTGATATCGAACCGATTGTTCAAGACATCTTGTCCTCACCCCTCTGTATCCAAAAAGACGCCTTTGATACTACCACCCCCCTTCTAGAAAATACAACAAAGGGAAAGGTTTTATTTTATTGCGCCGATGGAACACTCTCGCACCCATGCATTTTTGCGAGCGATTTGATGCCCACGTTGTATGGGTGGGATGCGGGATCCATTGACGCATTGGAAGAACGACTATTGAACATGAATGCCTTTTGTAGCGCGCAGACACAGACCTTTTTGTATCCGAAAGAACGCATGATCAACTTTGATTATTCTAGCACGGCACCTCTATGGTGGACCGATCGACAACAACTGGAACTCATGCGAAAGCATGAATTGTTCATTAGGAATCAACGCCCTACGATTATTGCTGGAAACTATGTGGAAGACTGGGTGGGGACGCTTGCGTCCCCACACCCCTCTCCCTATAAATAAACTTATATTTCACACCCCCATAAGGCATATCACATCCTCATAGAAAATAGTTTCAATCCTTCATGAAACAGTCGGATGTCCGCTAGAATCTTCTTTGCCAGCGCCGCCGTGTTTTTCTTGCGATAGGAGGAAAGAACCCATATGCGATCATTGTGCTGTTTCCATTGCTGATACTGGGTATAATCGGAGCGAATAGTCATGTAGACGCTATACAGTTCTTTTTTATAGGCCTGTCGGGCTTCCACTGTGTCCGTTTCTTTGACAGGTTCATCAAACATAATACGCATCCATGGAAGAAGCCGATCCATATGGAGCATGTCTAATTCTCGCTCTTCATCCACATCGTGGCGGACTAGGGTAGGGTCCTGGCGTCTTGAAAAATAAGAGGAAGACAGTCCTGCTACACTGGAGGCCAGAAGCGGCGCCATATGATTGATAATAAATTGGTAGATCACTTGGGCGGGAAGGGATGCCATCTATCTACGCGTTTTAAAATATTACTTTCTTGTATATGTATACAACTCTGTTCTGGATCTTCTCTGCGATGTTCATCGTTCTCTCTGGATATTTGCTATGCTGCACAAAAAAGAGTCATGTCTTTTATGCACAGATCCTTTCAGGATGTGGAATATTCGCAACAAGCAAAATTGGACGCGCCTTTTTGGGCTTGGAATAGTGCTATCATATCACGGGGGTGGGAGCTGTGTCTCCATGAGAGGGTATAGGGACACAGAGCCGAAGGTGTGTCTCCATAAATCGCTGATGAAGCGCAGACAAATCATGTCTCTTTTTGCGATAATTCTGATAGGTCCCTCCGCACTCACACGTGACAATTGTATTTTCATGTGTGATTCGTTGCTGAGTCTTTTGCTCTCGTGCTTCACGTTTGATGCGACTCTGTTCCGCTCTCTCCTCCTTTGTCTCTTCCTTCTTTCGTTGTGCCCATGCGCTTTTTCTAGCGGCAACTGCCTCTTTATTTTCCTCCGCATACTTCTTGAAATAGGCCTTCAGTTCTTCTTTGTGAGAGGTATTGTATTCCTTCTTTTTGATACTAAGTTCCTCCGTGTGTTCCTTCGCATACGCACGTTGTTTCTCAGCAAGTTCTTTACGGTGGGAGGCTTTGTAGGAGGCCTGGCAGGCGGCAATCCGATCGGGATGCTCTTCGGAATACCAGGCTTGATAGCACGTGATTTGCTCTCGATTTTCTTCATAGTATTGTTTGCCTATCATCTTCCGTTCTTCTGCAGTAAGATGCGCTCGGTTGGTATTGAGGCATAAGGGGTCATCTCGAACGGGCGCAAGATGATATTCCTCTCGCTCATGGAGTTCTTCTGAGGAATCACATGGATAGTCCTCCAGTAATTCTATGGTGATGTTCTTCCATCCTACTCGTTTACAATATTCGTAAATACGCGTGTCATGTGTTTTTGAAAGCTCTTTATGCTGATTAAAGCGAATAATGAGGGTTTGTGTGGTAGAGCCAATGTAATAGTGACCATCGTCACCTGTCATGGAGTAGATCTTACCGCGCTGATAGATATTTAACATCAGGTAATTCAAACAAAGAGGGTCGTCCTCATGAGAATCAATGTGGTGCTGTAAGCGTGCCTTTTTTTCAGTAGAAGGGCACTCCTCCACTAATTCAATAGTTATCTGATCCCATCCCACTTTATTCAAATGGGTATAGATTTTGTTCAGAGTGGTCTTGGAAAGATGCTTGTGAGTATTAAAGCGCAATGACAACGACTGTATCGTTGCTCCGATGTAATAGTGACCATCTTCACACAGAAGACGATAGATGCGTGCCATTTGTTCCGCCATGGTTCCTATCTATCTCACTTCACTAGCCTTTATGTCCCTATTATTTACAATCTCTTATTTTTCCGTCAATTTTTATGTATTATATTTTTTTGCTGCGATTAACGGTATATTTATCTAAAATGACTTAAGTCGTGCGCAAATACTGCCAACCCTGATCTCCACATATAAGCTGCCAGGTCTTATCCTGTAAATACAATTTATCTCGGTTTTTCAGCAGTGGAAAGCACGCCAGATATTCATCCATCTCCAAGAGCTCGCAGAATTTATAGAGGACATACCCATAGGACAAGAAATTGCGACGTCCTTTCGGGCAGTGCTTTTTAAACGACGGCTGAATCTCACGAAACATATGACGCAACTTCTCCTCGTCTTCCCGTGACATAAAGGGGGCATGTTGGCCATTCAGGCGATTAATAATATGGGGAATGTGCTCATAATATTTGGAGCACTTCATCTTTCGCAGAATCTCGCGAAGTTTGGTGGGTTTCAAGGTTCCCATATTCGTCATTCGCTCTTTCTTCAATTGAACCAAAATGGCATCATAGACGTCCGAGGGAATCTCCGTGCTCTCCTTGGCCTGAAATTGCGCCAACCATTCATTGAAGTGATTAATCTTCTTATAGGCATAATAACAAACCTCACGAGGAGGATCCTTATAAGAGGGCTTATCACTGTCTACAAGGATAAATTCCTGCTTTCCGCAGGTGGAGCATGTGAGATTTGCTTCATTCAAACACATGATCATTTCACTTCCACAGTGCTCACATTGTGTCCATGGATCATCATATTCTTCTACTGTCATACGGGCCATCGAGGGGTCCTCCAATTGTAGATAATCGTTGAGCAATTGATTCCGTTGAAATCCCTTCTTTCCCGAATCCGCCACGACGGTGGACTTTCCCTCTTCCAAGGCTACCTCTTCTAGAATCGCCAAAATGGATCCTGGTTTGGCCTTGTTTGCAGAATAGGTTTGCGTGCCCTGTTGGATTTGGTCCTGGATGTCATAGTAATTATATAGGATATCGCCCGTTCTCAGGTAATAATCCATGACATCTGTTCCGTCTTCGATGGTTTTAATTCGCTTCTCGAGCCGCTCTTTGTCTCGCTCTAGTTTCCACAATTCCATATCGGTGGTGGCACGCGTGATCTTCTCATTAAGTTGTGCGAGCTCTTCTTTGAATTCACCAATGTTATCTTTTTGTTCCGCCATCTGCTGAATACGCTGATGATGGATGGCATCTAAGGTGGTTCGTGCTTCAGGGTTGCTACGCTTTGAATTTTTCACCTTAAAAAATGCGCTATCACTCATGTCCGTTACACGGTATCAGAAGGGGGTTTTTAAACCCTGTGGAGACGCAAGCGTCCCCACACCCCTCTCTCATAGAGAGAAAGAGCATCTACACAATATTCTATTGATTACGTGTCTCTGTGGGGGAACGGGATCACGTCCGCTCCACGAGAGAGGGGTATGGGGGAACGGGATCACGTCCGCTCCACGAGAGAGGGGTATGGGGGAACGGGATCACGTCCGCTCCACGAGAGAGGGGTATGGGGAAACGAAGTGTCCCCATAGGGGTATGGGAAACGAAGTGTCCCTATAGGGGTGTGGGG